ACAACCCGTCTTCGTTTCAAGTCACTGAAAACAAATGAGTTAATTGTGGTATCTGGCCCAAGGCTAGTCGTGAAGTGAACACGATAGCTCGTCCCAATAAAGCTGGGGCTAGATAAACCGGACAGACAAATGGTATCCGGGGATAAGTCCTTCAGGATCGGCAACAGTCGGCTCAGCGTTCTGCACGATGTTGCACTTGATGTTGCTCCACTCTCCGTCACCGAAGTCTGTGTCGCCCTGTGCTCCCAGCTTGATGCTGTAAATGCCATCACGCCCGAAGATGTAGGTACGCAGCGCAGTCAGGCCGGACACACCCTTGTAGTTAGCAGTGGTCGTAACCTGATTGGTCTGGAAGAAGCGAACACCAGAACCCGGAAGCTCGATCATTTCTGTCAGATCGGTGGAAACAAGGTCTTCCATCTTCATCTGGCCCACCGGAGTGTGCTTCAGAATGTCGATAGGACTGTTGTTGCTCACGTCCGAAAGAACGTCACCAAGTGAGAACGGATGAAGTACACCACAGAAGCTCTTGGATGCTTCATCGAACGGACGAACCGAACGACCAGCGAGGGACTGAACGCTGTTACGAATCTGGTTCAGGCTAAGAGTCGTGAAACTCGAAGTCGAAACCGCGCCAAGCTGTGTCAGCACGCTGGAGTCAACGCTGGATGCGCCGTCAGCAGTTGCACGGACAAGGCCAGACAGGGACTCACCAAGACGGTAAGCAAGCTCACGCGCCACGTTTTCAACGGTGCTGTCGATTGCTGTTGCAAGCGAGAGCGAGGAGAAGTTTGCATAATCCTTATGCTTGTTATAGGATCACCGCATCACTGCGGGACCGCTCTCATAGTTTCCTACGAGGTCAGACTCTATCTTACTTTTCTAATAAAAACTAACGCCTCTTTTGCCCTATCTCTTTTTATTTTTAGATAAGGGATAACTTTGAGCAGGAATGATACCTGATCTGACTTCTTATCCAATTGCCACTGCCACATAGGTTGCCTGCACACTTGGGGTCTACTTTCTCCGCCCAGTGTGTAAATGTGACCGCCGTACAATGTCTTCAGAAGTTCTAGGTTACTTTTTGCTGTATTGCCAAGGGATATCCTTACATCATCATATCCATTGTTCTTGGTGAAGCGAACGGTTCCTTCTCCATCAAAAAATCCAGCAAAATAAGCGTTTATCAAATTGTCTTTATTAGGAAGTTCTTGCGTATTAGTCGTTAGGGATTCTCTCTTCTTTAGAGCCTTTAGCTTTTCACAAAGGTACGCTCGTTGAGTTGGAACCTGTTTTCGATACAGGCTGTAAAACTCCTCAAGTACTTTTGCCTCATCGCGTTTGATGAGAAGGTAAGGTGATACTAAAGAAAGGAACGCACTAGAATGGCTATACGAATCCGTTGACCAGTCCCAGCGCTCCAGTTTAGATGTTCCAGTCAGTTTGTGACCGTATATCGTTCCACCGAAGTTCTCTACTGCCCAATCCACTACAGGACGGCAGGTGCTGGTCATTCGTATACAAGGATCGTAAAGTTGGTGTCCAAGAGATTTATGCGTACAGGTCGTTATAGTAAACGTACCCTCTGCATCCATCATCCCGGCCATATATGCCTTAGTGTGTTCTTTCAAGAGTCTTTCCTCGGTATTGTCTGATATTTTCCCATAAGGACATTCTATCAGGTTTTCACCGATATAGCAAGATTTTGTTTTACGAGAACGCCAATTAGACAAAAGCGTACTCGCCAATTGTAGCAGTGGTCGTAAGAACACTGATGCTGATGGAACTGCCCACAGTACCTTCCGTTGTCTGCGCAGTGTTGGCAGCAAACGGTACATACATAAACATCTCATATTGATTTCCGCTCTTAGTCGGAAGATCGAGACGCTCGGAGCAAGCGACGAAGGGAGTCTGAGCCTTCAGGTTTTCACGAAATTTCTTCAACTTGTTGCGCGACTCAGATCGCGGGTACGGCATTTCTGCGTACCTCATACGGTTTTTTAGTCTTCCCGTATGGTCGGACTATTGCATCACCCGTCATTGCGGGTGCCCTCTCGTTTAGTCTCTCACGGTGCTTTCGCTTCCGCCTCGTTGCCGTTTCAGGTTTCGAGTCAATTAGAGAAGGTTTGACTACGACAAGATTATTTATCGTAGAACTTGACGGTGGACTGAGGCAGATTGCCTTGATTATTTCCCGCAGGAGTATAACCCATTGTAGTTATCCTTTTTACTTCAAAGGCGCACGTCGTTTATCTTCCTCCTCCCAGAGAAAAATAGCGTGTGCTTTTTTGCCTTCAATGTGTAGACAATCCCTCCGCCAGTAATCCGACTGGTGTTTGTGATTGCTCGGTCAAGGTCTCAGACCGAATTATTTCCTCAGCACATAACTTAGGGGATGTGGTACGGTAATCCGACCGTCCTGCACCCATCACTTCAGATACTCTTTCGCATGGTCATACCATGTTGCAGAGCACCATACGAACTTGGTGAAAATGAAGCCACTCGATACCCCATGTCGAAGTACAATTTCTGAGCGGGGTTCTCTGTGCGGACTTGCAACCAGAACTTATGGTAGCCTGCGTCCGCGTAGTGCTTCTCAAATGCTTTGAGCAGTGTCGCTGCGCATCCACGTCCTCTGTGGGACGCTGTTGTACAGACACTCCATACGTAAGGCTGGCCCTTGGAAATCTCTGAGATGAGGTTCGCTTTCACGCCGCCTTCATCTATGAACCACGCCGGGTACTGCATCAGAATCTTCCGCAGATCGGATTGTGAGTACCCGTCGCCGGGATAGCACTCGTCCGTTATGCGGAAGACTTCCTGAATGTCTTCTTCGTTGAAACGGTCAACGAGTCGTAGCATGGGTTACCCCCGGTCTCTACGCCTCTTTGCCGCATCTGCTTCTAGCTTTTCAACCTTCTGCGCGAATCCCTTCTCGTGCAGAAGACGACGCTTATACTCCTCGCTGGGCATCGCATTGATGGCTGCAAGTCCCTTAGTGACCTTAGGAGCACCGATCTGCACCCCCTTACCGTCGCGTTGTACGAACTCGTACACGATTTCATCACCGATGGGCCGGGGTGTACCAGCGTCCGAAGCGTTCGCCCGGCTGATGCCGGACGGTACCCGTGACACTACCGGCGCGGGCTGCTCAGTGACCGCAGGAGCGACCGCTGGGATTTCCTCACGTACATGATCCTCCTCGACCGCAGTAGCCTCTACAAGGGCCGCTACAGGCTCAGGAAAGGTGTATGTGGGGGTCGGAATGACCTCAACAGACGTAACCAGTACGTCGGCTGCCTTGAGCGTGTCGTAAGCCTTCTGGAAGTTACCCTCCACTGGGGCCAGATCATAGCGCACCATCCAGTTCGTAATAGCCTCGAAATTCTCAGGACATACGATATAGTCCCGGTTGCGCCGAATGAACTTGTCTACTTCCCGCTGCGCCTTGATCTGCGCGTTGTCGGTCTGAAGGGTCGTGATCACCTCGTTGAGCTTCTGCGACTGGATACCAGTGCTTGCCTCGAAGATGGTGTTGACTGCGCTGTCAAAATGCTCAGGGTCGAGCAGGTCTTGGCTCAGCTTCACGCGATCCTCGTACGAAAGCTGCCGGGGTTTGAACTCGACTGGATTCTGGAAGCGAGGTGCCGCGTCGTCAATTGTGTCTACGTCCAACTGCCCAAGCCGGGCCTTCTTCGTTTGCTCACGCAGCTTTCGGATCAGAAGCGTATTCTGTTCGGTCAGCTTGAATGTAAGCTCTTCTGGCGTGCGGTACTTGATGACCTGCTTACCGCCAACAGGGCGTCCGTTTTCGTCGGTCGGTTGAAATTCATAAATGCTCTCAACCGGAGTCTCAACAACGATTGGTGTTTGCTCTTCTACTGAAAGATTGCTCATTCTATCTCATCTCCTCCCAGAGATTCATCGAGGTCTGATTGTCGGCTTGCGCGTGGCCCTATGTCTAGGATTCCCTCGGTGAAGTCAACTGGCTCTTTCGATGTATGGTCAGCCATGTACTTCTGTACTTCAAAGTTGATACGTTGAACGATGCCTTCGTACAGCATAGCTGCAACCTTAGACATCATGTGCTTAGTCAGCACATCCTCCTTCAAGGCCGGGTCTGTATTCACAAGGTCAAGAACGAACTTGTCAACTTCGGAACGAGCTATGAGATGGACTGTCTTCCAACCCTCGTTTGTTGGCGCACACGTCAACGCCAATGCCGCCTGCTGGCCTCGTGTGAGTTCAAGCTCTGGCGTAAATTCTGTTTTCACTTACCCTCCCCGGTGAGTGTCGAAATGGGTAGCAACCACGGAGCACCGTGGTATTCAGTGAGGACTTCCCGAGTCCTCGCTACCCGCTTCTAGCTTTACTCTACAGTCGGCTCCGAACCCTCCAGACCCAATGGGTTAGCAGTGCCTTCAGTTGCCTCGCTTGTTGCGTTGTCCTTGAACGCCTCTCTCACGATGTCTCGTTTGATTCGGTTGTTCGTGGCCTGATCTTCAAGCGTCTGCTTCTGTTGGAACTTCTGCTGCGTGGACTGTTGGGCTACTGCTGCCTTAGACTGCTGCTGTGCGGCTTGTGATGCGGCTGCACGTTTCTGTTTCATTTGCGCTGTCATCGGCTTGATGATGTCGTTCTTGTTCTTCCACTCACTCGACTCAAGCCACATATTCAAGATGACCTTCCAATCAATGTACTCCTCGTTTACATCTGCGAGTTGATCAGTGATCTGCGGGTTCTCTAAAATCTGTGTGAGCAAAGTCATCGACTGAGCCATAGTGCGCTTGGCGGCCAAAGCTGCACCGGCAAGAACCTCGTACTCAATCTTAGCTGCGTGGAACGCCTCAAGATCGACCTCGTAATCGTTGCCCATCTCATCGCCAAGGATGGCGACAATCTCAGCATCCGATATGTAGTTCAAGATCAGATCATCAAGGATGTACAAGAACGGTGCGAACACCTGTTCGATGAAGTTGTCTAACGGCCCGTCAAGACGAGTCGCGCTTGCGCCTGCAAGTAGATTAGCTCCGCCTGCTGTGCGTCCCATCGAAGATCGTGGGCCTGCGGACGAGCCTTGTACAAGCTGCGCATCAGCCCCCGAAGAACTCTCGGTCGCTTTCTCAGATTCGGCTAATGCTGCCCAGATGTCAGGCGGGGTCTTCGGTGTCTCAAGCAGTTTGTACGACTTATCGACTTCTGTATCAACGGTCAGGATTTTACCCAGACCAGTACGGATCATCTGCGTCGGAGCGTTTGTATCACGCTTGCGCAAATAAATCGGGTTGACACCAAAGGACAGAATCTTGAGAATTGCGTTGATTGTGCCCTGATCAACTCGCTGGTTCTGTCCGACAATAAGGCCAAGGCCCATGCCGTAAAATGCTTTGGATCGGTTCCACCAGTTAGCGGACAGGAACGGAATTACTCCGAACTCGTTGTCCCCGGAGAAGATGACCTTCTTGCGGTCGATAACAGTGACCTTGCGGCCCTTGTCCCAATACTCCAACACTTCCAACTTCTTGAAGAGCTTGTCCGGCGAGACTTCAACGTTCTGGTCTTCCGAGTGGTGAACAGCACCACGCATGTACGTGGCTTGATCACTCGCCAAGATGGGGGCCGTATCTCCAATAGGAGCGAACCACCACTTGCGAAGCTCGTCTTCAGTGCGCGGCAGGTTCCAACCTTCGAGGTCTTTGTGCTCTGGGTCTTGTTCGCGTATCTCTTCTAGTGCTTTGCGAATGTCGTTTACCGCGTAGAAGTCCATGTACCGAACGTCGATAACGAAGTCGGACATGCGAATGTCACCGAACTCGCAATTAGGAGCGACCCATACCTTGTTGATAGGGCGCGACTCGAAGAACGGGCGGGCTACTGTGCGGTAAGTCTTTGTCACCTTCGGAGGATCGGTTGTAGGTATAGTCTGCGTGTCTTGCTGATCGCCCACTCCAGCGGACAACTTCACCGCCGTACTGGTACGCTTCTGCGTCATTACCTTTTCGTAACGAATGCCCCACTTCCATATGCCGGTGCCGAGGCACGCCATCTGCTCAAGACCCCACTTCGTTTCAGTCTTGAATTTGCACTCGTTCAAAAGAACGGAGAAGAGAATCGTCTTTGCATCGGTTGTCTTCTGGCTTGTGCCAGCACGAGGCCGCAGAACCATAGGAGGGTCTGCATAAAACAATCCCTTATATAGCTGCGGCACAACTGCATTCACAACCTTTGCTACAGTGAATCGCTGAACGTTCGGTTCTAATACATCACTTATTGTTATCGGCTTACACCGAGATAAGTCATTTCTGCTTATCTCTGCATGTTTTCATTCCATGCAGGTCAGACTATCGCACCATCCCGAAGGATGCCCTCTCACTTAGTCGTTCAGGCTGCTTTCGCTTGCCCCCTGTTAGCCATTTCAGCTTCCAAGTCAATCAGAGAAGGTTCTCACATCATTATTACTAATGAGTGACCCATGTATGTTTAGGTATTTTCGTACACGCTCATCGGGCGTGGGGACTGATAAAGTAAATCTGCATCTCTCCAGAGCAGATTCCACTGGCGGTCGATGATGAACTGCTCAGCTTTTGTAGCAGAGCCAAGAACCAAAGCCAACTCAGCATTGAGCGTCTTCAATTCACTACCTTTACCGTAGTCTTCTACGCTTAGCGTGGTTCGTACGGAGCCGTCAGACTCTATACGGTCTTGAGTGTCTGGCATTGATCAACCTCCCGCTTCCTTAGTGCCCACCACTTTCTCTTATTCTCTCTGATTTTTTCGCAATGCTCAGGAGACCTTGGTGATTTCTTTACCCCCAGTTGAGCACCTTTCAAAGCGGCTTTATGCGCCTCGGTGAGCGGTCTGCCCCGTTGGGCGTCGCCAATTTTTTTCTTCCATTCCGCAGTGAAAATACGGCCTGTCATGATTCGACTCATGTTTATCTTTTGTTCTTCGGTGTGTGGATTTTTGGTTCCTAACCGCCCTCCGCCCCCTGCCGTTATGTTATAACCTAACTCAGGGTCTTGGGTTCCAAAGAATTTGATATAGGTCTTCTCTACACTATCCATCTCACTCTTATCCGAACACTTGTGAATACAACGGATCGTAAAGTTATCTCCTCCGTATTTGCGAATTGCTCTATACAAGAAGGTCTTATTACCAGCGTTGCGCAACGCCGCTCTAATGTTGTGCTTCAGGTATGCAATCAGGTCTTCGCCTGCGTGCTGACCGATGTACAGCTTGCCGTTAGCGATGTTGTTTATGGCGTATACCTGCATTGAATCTCCTCAAGAGCTAATAAGGTGCCATATATTGCACCATAAACCCACTTTAGGTGCAATATATGATCCCTTACACACACAAATCTGCGAACGGGTCAACATCTGCTGGCCCTTGCGGTTCTCGGAACCGGCTGTCATTTTCCAACTGGAAGTTGGTGACAGGGTTGTCATCGTTGATCATCTGGTTGGCGTTGAACTTAGCGTACTTGCCCAACCCGTAGATCAACTGATGACGCTCGTAATTCTGTTTGTCGCTCACGTACTGCGCGTCCACACTCGTTACTCTCGCGCCTGCATCAGCATACGAACTGAATTGTTCGACTAGCAATGATAAGGCGGAAACGATGTCGTCGTGGGCGTCGTCAGACGTTCCGGTAAATGCTTCAAGTTCGTTGTACAGTTCGTTCAATCCCTCGCAAGAGTTGAGGAAGTACATTCGCTCGTCGCCCAACAATCTGAGCACTGGCTTAGCCTTCAACTGCTTCGACTTAGACTTGTTACCCAGACCCAACGAAACGTACTCGACTGGAATGCTGATCTGCAACTTGTCCATCTCTCGGCGGAGTTCGCGTCCCATCCACTTCACACCTACAGAATCCTCAATCGCAATGCGCTTGGGTTTCCACTTGTGGCCTGTGGCTGCAATGACTGCCGGTAGCTCGTACTCGCTGAACCGTCCCCGCACCATGTTGATGATGTAGAAACGTCCCCCATAAATGAGGGTAGTGAGAATGACCGTATAATCAGCCCACGACTTTGTGGAGTACGCGGTGTCGATAGTCGTCACGACAATCCCTTGAGGGGGCAACTGGTTATGCGGTATGGTGCGCTTTAGGAGAAGAGCACGGTCAAACTTGATACGATGAATCTTTCGCGGATTGTTGAGGTACTTGATAGCAAACCCTTCTGGGTCTGTCTTTCGCTCAGTTGATAGGAACTTGAAATCCAACCGTTCAGGGAACCACAACTCGTAGTCCTGTGCTTTCGCATCTAGGTCGGTCTTGCCCAAATCAACAGCCGTCTGCGTGAGCCACAACGCGCTGCGCAGATAAATCTTTGTGTCAACGCTTATCTCGAAGCGTCCTGAATCCACGGTACCTTTCACGCAGTCGAGTAACCCTTCGTCCTTAGCAAAGGTCTCTTGCTGTTTGATCTTCAGTCCGTAGTAATCCTTCTCGTCATACCACGTACCGATTACGTCCATGAATCCGTAAGGGTGAAGCATAGCGCGATCAATGCTGATCTGCTTACTCACCTTGATGAGTCGGTCAACCGTCTGGCTGTTCTCGTTGGTCACAACGTCGTCCAGCTTCATGACGGCAAAGTGCATACCGGCGAGAGCCTGCTCGATAGATGCTGCCCGTACTGTTGGTTCCTTCTCATGGCCGCCCGCTGGCGACTCGTACTCAAATTGAGTTCCTTCTCCCGGTGGTATGCAGTGTTCAGGGAACATCACCTGAAACATACTGGAAGACCACACGCCGGTCTCGTCATCGAAGAACAACTTAGGACGGAGCTTGATCTTCTTGGTCTCCTCGTTGATGTCCTCGGTGTTCTCCAATGTGAAGTGTCCGCGTAGCTCTCCAACGAAGTCGCTTGCGAGTTTATACACGCCGGTGAGAATAAGAATCGTCACCGCAGGGAAGCACGCGATCCACTGCACGCAATCCGCGATGTCGATAGACGACTTGAATCCGCCTCGGGGTACGAGGAGCATTCGGTCTTTCAGATCGGTGTACTGTTTGGCAAACGATTCAAAGGTGGTGAATGTCGGATTCTTTTGCACGAAGAACTTGTTGCAAATCTCTTCGTGCGTGTTCACTGTGGTCTGCTTGTAGGTTTCCAAGAGATGACACATGAAGAAGAGATTCGTCTGTGCCATGAAGCGAAACTTCACAAGCTCTGAGGTATGCTTTGCAACATCCCACTCTTCTAAGTTTATTTTGTCCGTGACTGAATCTTTCCAACTGGAAACGACTCGCTTAGACTGCGACTCTGTGAGCTTGTTGAAGCTGGCGGTTGCCATCTCCTGATAAGTCTCGTCACTGAGTTCGCGGTAATGATAGTTCGGGTTATGACGCGCAGACTCAAACAGGTCGCGCAGTTTTGTTAGCTTCATAACCCTCCCCGGTCATGATGTCTACTTATCGTCGGCGTCGTGATCTTTGTCACCGCCGTGCTTCCAACCTTCCATCGTATGTGCGAACTGCGCCATCTTTGCGATGTGTGGGTTGGTACTATTCTTGGCCTTGTCCAGCTTTTCCTCTGGGATGGTCTCGCCCTCAGGAACGCCGAGCGCGCGATGCAGGCCGCCGTGATTCAAGTGCGCTAAAGCGCGGTGCAGTGAATGGTTCTTCATTACATACCCCCTGCGGCTGGCATAGCTGCTGGTGCCGGTGCTCCTGCCGGTGCTGCTGCGGCTGGCGGTGCGCCCGCTGCTGCGGCATTGGCTGGGTCACTCATAGCTGCTGCTGCGTTAGGCTCGGACTCTGCTTCGCCCTCGTTCGGTGTTCCCGCGTGCTTGAGCATGTGATGCACTAATTCATCATCTCCTCGTTTCGTGTGTTCCTCGTCCGGGTGGTGTTCGGGGTGGGTATGCTTATGAACCAGAACGTGGTCTCCATTTGCGGAATGATGGTGTTCAATACTTTTGATCTTTTTAGCTGGCTTCTCGCCTTCGTGGTGGCCGCCCATGTGTTCTGCGACTGCTGATTTCCATTCTGCCATTTCAATTTTCCTTTCGTAAGTAATTCTTGAAGTAATCCCAGTTGCTATGCGCGAATGTTCGCGTACCTATACCGGGGTCGTACTTATCGTAAATTGTTCTGAACAGGTTCTCAGATTGATGAAAGCTACCTGTCAGGTCACCGATTGCTCTCAGGTAGAGAAGCGCAGTGGTAGGGCCACGGGAGTGACCAGCGTTGCAGGCAACAAGGACTTTGCTGCCAGCAGCCAACTGCTTGTCGATGTATCTCAGACCCGCTTCAACCATTGCCAGCGGGATTAGGTTCGGATCGTGCGCGTCGATGTAATTCAACGCCATACGATTAGGGCGTTCAACTGACAGGTAATCCGGCCCTTTCGGAGCGGCGTTGGATGGGTATTTCAGAGTTTCTTTGTGACCACCCGGACCAAATTTACAACACCGTAGAGTCTTCCAACTTGAATTGTCTTTTACCCTCTCGTAGGCGGCATCATCGCCAACCCACAGTCTAGGTATTACTTCCTCCATAATTGTGCTCATAAATCCGCCTTACCCATGTCAAAAACTCTTCGACCGTAAGGGAACGCTTGGCAACGTTACACACCTTACAGCAAGGCACACAATTATCTAAAACATATCCTCGGGTGTTATCTTCCCTATCCACACCATTGTAAACTACTCTGTCCCACTCCGGGCCTCGCGTTGCAAAAGGCTTTATTCCGCAGTAGCGACAATCTTTGGATATGATGCCAGCAAACTCTTCGCGGGTTATAGAAAAATCATAACCCCTGTCGTTAGCTCCTTGGCGGCATTGCAGGTACAATGTGTTTCTAGTGGTACCTATAACTCGACTACCGGAAGTATAGCAATCGCGGCACGATCTAGTCGTGTCCTTACGCAGAGCTTGGCCCGGAACTAGAATCTCATTACCGCAGTCGCACTTGCATTCCCAAATAGCTTGGTTACTACCGTACAACTTTTTATCCGACTTGCGAAGGCAGTGCAACTTGCCGATCCGTTTTCCGGACATGTCTATTGTTCTATCGCCCATCAGCAGAACCTCCAACGCAAATGAAAACGGCTCCCCGAAGGAAGCCGTTACTCTGAAAAACCTGTAGCGTCGGGGACGCTATCTATTGGGATCGCCGCCCAGTACTCATTAGGTCCGTATTTAGATTCAAACTGCTCCTCAGTCAAAAAAGCTCTATCCCAGTTTTTCTCGCTAGTCACAGGACTCTTAGCAGGCAAAGTAAAACTAGGTCGTTGATAAAGTATGGTGATTCTCCTTTAGTAAGGGTTCTTCTGGCTGATCGGATAAGTGATCGGAGGGTATCGCTGCCCGCACTCGGGGCACATAAATGGCTGCGCAGTTTTCGCTAAAGTTACCTTTGAAACAGAAACGTCGTTGCCTGCGCGTTGCTGTTCGATCGGTTCGCTCATGCGGTCTCCAATGTGATCTTCGGTTTCGCTGCTTCCTCGGCTGCCTTCTTCTTAGCAGCGGCCTGCTCTGCAATGTACTGCATGAAGCTGCGTATTGCTACGTTCGCGTAGTCACAAGCGAATTGGCAATGAATCTTGTCGAGAGGCATTGCAATGCCCTTGTAGTTCCAGACCTTAGCAAACTGCTGCGCGTCCTCTACAGTTACACTAAACGCTTGCACTCTTACCTCCGCTCTTGATGAAGGCAACGGCTTCGTCAACTGTATCATCCTCAAGGGGCGTGCGCTCTATCTCCGATGCGGGCAACGGAAGGTTAGGATTCTCGATCTGCAACTTTCGCAACTCTAACTTTCGGGCGTGAGCCTTAGCTCGACTGTCCCCGGCCTCGAACTCAAGGTAGAATTCGTGCAGCTTTATAGCCGCCTTCATGCGCTTCTCGCCGGTAGCTTTAGGGTCAACCATGACACCTTCAAGGTACGCAATCAACGCTTTGTATCTAGGAGCCTGTAGCCTTTTTGACATATTTGATTTCGCTCGGAAGACAACTATCGGTGACCCAGAAGCGTGTGCGCGTCTTGCGCCCGTGTGTGCTGACGATACCGCAAATGCGGTAGCCGTAGTGCATCACAACTTCTGAATCAGCAAGCGACATCACAGCATCCCATTGAGGATGCGAGTGAATGAAGCCTACAACGCGTCTCCCACGCGCCTCTGCTTTCTTCTGAACTCGTTCAAGTTCTGATTGATACCACACAACCCTGCTCGGGCTGCTCTCTGCATATTCCTTGGCGTACTCAAAGCTGTCAACTACTGTCAGCTTAGCGTTCACCACTTCACCGATCAACAAAGCCATAAGCTCGTTGGGCGAGTTGCGGGCCAGCTTCCTGAAGTGTGACAAGGCTCCTCGTTTGAGTCTTACTTCAGTCTTCATGATGTTGGCCCCAGATATTGCCCGATTTTGATACGGGCACGGCACCTCTGTTAGCTACCCAGATTGATCAAATGGGATAGAGGGTGCGCGTTGTAAAATGTCCCGCTTGCGCGGGTGTTGAGCGGAATTGTTACTGCTCCGTCGCAGTGACGGTTCGGGACAAAGGGAACCGACAAGTTCAAATTGACTCATGCTCACGTTTGCAATGGACGGCTGGCATTGCGACCCGTACGACCGAAGCCGTCTGACGGTATCCAGCTATGTCACGGCTGTATCCCCGAAGGGCCGTGCATTTCAAACTCAAGCCGTTTTGTCCTTGGACGGCATACCAGATTCAAATTGGTGGACAATTACGGGGTCGAACCGTAGACTCAACCGCGCAAGGGTAGTGTGTTCCCAACTATACCAATCGCCCACTGAATGTCTGTGCCTACTTTGCGGGCACCACGCCTAAGCGTTACGCAGAGAGGTTTCTCGGTCCCTCCAAACGCCCCCGGATTTACGGGAGACTTCAATCTTCATCTATTGTACCGGAAGTGAACACGGTTGTCAAGTGGAGCCAACGAAGAGACTTGAACTCCCAACCTTCGCATTACAGGTGCGTTGCTCTTCCCATTGAGCTACGCTGGCAAATTACCGTACGGGATCATTATACCGCACTCACGTTACTTATGTCAACTTTATTCCCGTTCGGGATTCTCAGCACACTGCCTTATGACACCGTTGGTTCCTTTTCGGACGGCGCAGTTTAGTGGTTGACACTCTGAGAAAATGGCAGGCAACGGGGGACTCGAACCCTCAACCCTTCCGGTAACAGCGGAGCGCACTACCATTGTGCTAGATGCCTAAAGTTTGTGACCTGATCTAGAGTTGAACGAATCAATACGCGCAAGTAAACTTTCAAACTCCTCGCGGGATACATAATCAACGTTAGGGTCTTGTTCGAGAGCCTTTGCGGTTGCCTGCGTCATCTCATGCTCCATTGCTACGGCATCGAGGTCTTCTGCACTGGGCAGACCCTCCTTCGCTTTGCTCTGGGCTACGACGACATCACGATCAGTTCCGCGTAGGTTCTCGTTTGTATTGCCAGCTTCCATTCCTGTGTTCATAAATCCTCTTAGTGGGGCGGGTACGACATTGCTGCCGTAGGAGGAGGCCCGCCCCGATCTTGCGTGTCGTCCCCCGGTGGAAGTTCTTGCGAACTCGCGTATCCGGGTGGCTCCTATGCTCAACTCCTAGTTACTATCTTAGCACTACTTTTGGCATTTGTCAATACCCCGCGCTGGCAAATCCGCATAAACATTGATGAAAATAAACCCCTAGTGGGCTGTATTTGAAGGCTTTGGAGGGACATATACCACGATTCCTTCCCTATCGCTGAACACCGACAACCGCCTCAATCCCTTTGTTTGATAGTTTGTGGTGTTGTTGTTATCCCTGTAAATCTTTGACATTGAAAGACTTGTAGGACTTTTAGGCTTGAAATTCAACGTGTTCTCCTTTTAGATACACCTTCGGCTTTCCTCCCCTCCGTTCTTAGTACGCGATCCCAAGCCGTTGTCTGAACGCTTAGAACAGTGTAAAAGAATAGAGTATTCCTGTCGGATAGCACTGAGAGTGACCCTCCCCTCCTCACCCACGACCTCCTAAGGATATGAACACCTTAGAATCAGTCTCGAATGAATGATACCAGTCACCAGTTTGATGAGCATTTTTGACTAAACGTTTTTATTGACCGGGACGCGCCACCACTTCGCGTACTACTACTGGAGTTCATAAACTACTGAATCCAATAGAATTAGCGGTAAACTTGTGAGGGGATCACTACCCCTGCGTAGCCCGGAGAAACTGGTCTTACCCAGAATGCTCTTACTTTTCTCGATTTGTACTGTACTTCTGTAGGACTTACAGTCCAAGCCCTTGTTTTACAAAGATATCACAGTCGGTCGAGAATGTCAACACCTATTTTTATTTATTATTGTGAGCTTTGCTCAAGTCGTCACACACTGTGTTTTCCTCGCGCGGTATCCACGAAAAATCGATCTTGGTTCCGCGAAGCAACAATGTGTTCATAATCTCTACCGCTCCCTCGTACGCCGGGTAGTAAAGTTTATCTGGATTTCCCTTCAGTTCTTGGGTACGCAAAACCCGGTTCATCATTTTGATGACCATTTCGCTATCCCCAAAAACTTGAAGGTGACCTGAGCCTATGTTTTCTGCATACGCTTCAAGTCCTTTTGCCAACGCATAGAATTCGGCCAAATTGTTACTCATCTCTGGTCCGGTTCCGATCACACCCGATTTATCAAGACGCAGGTCTTCTCCTTGAAGTACGTAGCCGAACGCCGCTATGCCAGCCGGGTTAGGCCAACATGAGCCATCGAAATGTAAAGTGTGCGTTTTCATTCCTTTATTGTATCATATAAGGGACCGAAAAGTCAACAGAATTTCAAATTTCCAAATTGGAATGTTGACAAGGGTCAAGACCTGTGTTATCATGAGTGTTGATCCTGAGAAGAGCGACGAAGTGGGTACGCTCCGAGGGCACCGAACCGAAAGAGAACATGCAACCTGTAGCTGTACACCCGAACCTAAAGCCTCTCGTATGGGAAGAGCTTGACCCGCCAATGAACGTCACACTAATCGAATCCTACACTGGTCTTGGAAAACTCACTGAGTTCTTTCAGAAGGTGAAGACGCGGAAGATACCGCAGTTGGGATTCGACGTGGAAACCACACCAGTCAAAGACTTCTACTTCCGCCGCTGCCGTACCCAGCAGTTCGGAGACGCAGAAGAGCAATACGTGATCGACCTGCTGCCATTCGCAGACAACGATCCTGACCTGCTTCACAGTATGCAAGGCAAGTACGGAGCCGCACTGACTCCAAAGATGCTTGAGCTTCAAGACGCGCTAGAGCCGGTGTTGTGTTCGCGTGACTACCTCAAGGTTGGTGTGAGCCTTGGGTTTGAATACCAGACGATGTACTGGCTCTTTGGCAAGCGCACGTTCAACTTCTACGACTGTGGTATGGCTGAGAAGGCGATCTGGGCCGGGGCACACTCGCTCAAGCACTACGCGTTCTACTCCATGAACAGCATGATGGAACGTTACATGGGACTGACTATCGACAAGGACTATCAGGAGTCATTCAACCTTACGGACAAACTCATCCCCGGCCAGATCAACTACGCCGCATTCGATACGCGTTCACCATTAGCGTTGAAGGCAATCCAGAGTGCGGTACTCGCTGGCAAGAAGCTGCGCGATATGAACCCGACGCAGCAGAAGTTCTATATGCACCTTGAGCCGAAGATTCAAGGCACGGGCGAACCTGTCATCTTAGGTGACAACCTGAAGGAAGTGGTCAGCATTGAGAACGGCGCTATAGGCGCGTTCGAGGATATGCACATTCACGGGGAGCGTCTCGACCGACTGAAGTGGCTTGCACGCGTTCAAGGATCGAAAGACGAACTTCGCGATCTTATCGACAACTTGCTTGATCCGTTCTTCCTGCCCATCGTGGGTGACAAGACGGAGATTAGTACGGATGCGGAAATAGAAGCAGCCGAGGCCGTGTGGAAGCAGTACAACAACGTAACTGCCGAGGAGCTTGCGCTCAAGAAGCAGATACGAGAAGCGACTAAGGCTGGCAATACTGATCTAGCAGCAATGCTCGACCTGAACCGCGCACAACTGGAAGGCAAGCGCAAAGCCGACAAGGAGATTTACAAAACGGCGTGCGCCGACATGAAGAAGAAACGAACCAAGGTGAAGAACCTTGCCAAGAAGTGTGACGGCAAGGCACTCATCAACTATGGTTCCGACAAGCAACTGTTGGCTGTGATCCAAACCATGAAGGGTCTCGGCGCAGTCAAGTCGCTCGATGACGAGGTGCTGGAGAAGTACGAGGACAAGGGCTACGCGATCATGGCCGCCATCCGTAAGTTTCACGGACTCGGCAAGGAAATCGGAACGTACGGCGATCAGTGGGCACTGGAGTGGGCAACCAAGCCGTGCAAAGAGGAAGGCTGGCTCAACCCCGGCGACGGAAGGCTGCACTGCGTCTACAATCAGTATGACGCGGAAACAGGCCGGTCATCGTCTGAGAAGCCGAACGGCCAGAACCTACCACAGGACGAGGCTGTGCGAAGCTGCTTCATCGCAGACCCGCCAGACGAAAGCATTCGTATTAGTACGTGCTGCGAGGCTGAGTGCAAGCAATACTACCACGAAGGAACTAACAACGGAAACATATACGTGTGTGGAGGATGCTTCAAAGAGATTTCTATTTCTCAGACCAAGGCTGAAGAGTACGTCATCGTCACTGCTGATATGTCCGGTGCAGAGCTTCGCATCATCGCTGAGCTTGCCGACGATCCGATCTGGATTGGCGCGTTCAACAGAGGAGAGGATGTCCACTCGGTAGGCACCGAGATTATGAAGCAGGAGGTTTGGTCGTCTAGCGCGTATGACGGTCAGATGCTCTTCAACAAGAAGACCGAGAAAGAAGCTCCGTACTGGTGCGACTACTACAAACTGCACACAGCGGAGACGATCATCAAGTTCCCCAAGGCAACAGTTGGTGAACCGATGCGCCAGAAGTGCAAGTGCCCAGTTCACGAAGAAGAGCGCAATGGCAACAAGGCGACTAACTTCCTCTTGGCGTACGGCGGTACTGCTGGTACACTGTCGAAGCGCATCAAGAAGTCTCTCGAAGTCTGCGAACAACTGATGGCGATTCACGAGGCCAAGTTCCCGCGCATCTGGAAGTACCTTGAGAAGTCTGGCAAGGATGCGCTGATGTACGGTCGCTCGTTCGATATGTTTGGACGACGCCGGTTGTTCCCAGAGCCTACGTGGGCACTGGCTAAGGAGCGTTGCAAAGAGGACAAGGAAAAGAAGCTGCGGTTGGATGAAGACGAGGCCGAGGCCAAAGTTGAACTCTTCATCAAGATGAACATGCGAAAACCAGATGAGGATGAACTTTACGACCTGACCCACCGTGAGCCTACTCCGAACGAGATTGGGCACACGATGCACGGCATGAAGGGCGGTGTCGAGCGGCAGGGCAAGAACCATAGGATTCAGGGCACTAATTCTACCATAATAAAACTAGCTATGGGATCAGGTTACGATAAAGATGACATTCCCTATCTGTGGCATACCTTGCCGAAATACCGGGCAAAACTAATAAAAATGGTCCACGATGAGTTGGTTATACAATGCCCTGCCCGATTTGGGAAGATAGTCGCTAATTTAGTAGGGGATGCCTTCAAACGTGCCGCCTCTGAGAAGATGCATAAGGTAGTTATGGAATTTGACTTTCATGTGGGAGGGTGCTGGAAAAAATGAGTTTATGTCAATGTGGTTCTAAGTCAAATGATTTCACGTACGAGGAATGGCTTCAGATAGGCAACTTGATTCGCAGTTGGAGGTCTAAATGAGGAAGTTCAAAGAGCGCATCAAGAAAATAATCATCAAGCCATTCCCTCAAGAACTTACGGTTGTGGTGACGAACGACATACGTGCTTCCGCTAAAAAGAGAAGCAAGACCCACAACATCAAGGTGACTGAAATAGCCTATGCTTATACTTGGTTGGGCACCGATTGCACGGAGATGCTGATGGTACTTCCCGACAAGGCTAGCTTGTCCACAATAGTTCATGAATCTGTTCACGTAATCTCTCACACCATGAAACAAAACGACGTGTCGTTTGATGACGAGAACTGGGCATACCACATTGACGATCTTTTTGAGCAGATAGCCACCTTCGTTCATAGTTGGAAGAAATAGCTTGACAAGCGTTCGGTACTAGCATACAATGGATTCAAGATCGAAAGAGGCTTGCACCTCTGGTTGTTGTGCAAGTGGTGGAGGTGTCTCGTGCTTGACAGCCGGGACGCCCCGTAGTACAATAGGAGAAAAGGAGAAACACCATGATCATTGTTTTGTCAATCCTTGCGGCGGCTGCATATGTTGCCTACCGCGAATATAAGTCAGGTAAGCTGACCAGTCTTGTGACTGCGTTCGAGACTCGCATCACAGCGTTAGAGGCTATCGTGAAGTCCGACGCAACGAAAGTAGTTGCTGCGGTTGAGACGGAAGCCAAGAAGCTCTAACATTATCGGGGGTCGTCTAAGCAGGACACCACTCAATCCGAGTGCGAAATGCGTGGGGTTGCAACCCTGCCCCCTGAGAGTACGCACGTATGATGTATTGGTAGGTTATTGCGGACACGGCTTCGATGCCGTCACGTCCACCCGAACACATCTCTAATCGAGTTGCAACGGTTCCGGCCTAAGCTCGTGAGGGATGTGATGCAACCACCTCACGAGCCGGTTCTCCGGCCATGAGATGTGTTTCGGTGGGCGTGCCAAGGTTTCGACGGGGTAACTGGATACAGCCAAGACGGACGTGCCGGGACTGATGCTCACCGTAACGAGAGTCAAACAAAGACTGCCACTAACGTGACCAGCAAACGCAGCAACGTTGTTGAGTTCCCTTTCCGCAAGGTTAGCGTAACTCGCTCTGTTGCACGCCTCGCGGCGTAATCTGCTGCGGCCAGCCGAGAGCCGTATGAAATAATCTCGGCAAACTTTAGAAGTGGGAAACGCCTTCATCAGGTTTCATAGGGGAAGGCATTGCAAACGGGTTTGGGGTTTTCCGTTGGCGGGGTGTTAGGTAGCTCAGTCTGGATAGAGCATCTGGGTAAGACCCAGAAGGTCGTGAGGTTCGATGCTCACCCTAGCACAAGATATTTGTACAAGCTGGCTCAACGCTCTTTCGTTTCCGTTTCTTGATGAGCCATAAATAAAATGCAGACAACGGAGCCTCATATGGTGCAGGCACAGTGGCCTTCCCATCGTTGAACTTTCCACTGTAGGTGTGAACGTATGGGAGTAACGTTCGCCTTTACCCATCCTCCCCCTAAATCGAAGCAGAGGTGGGCACGTCCTACCAGCCGTGGTGATCAGTAGCAAATCGGTGAAATGCGACGTGTGGCGAGGGTTTGCAAGGTGACATGAATAGATAATGGAAACTTGCATGATCGACTAGCGGGCAGGCTGCAAGCCGAACAGCGCGGTCGTGACATTTTCAGTTCGTACTCTCTTGACGGAGAGGTAAGAGCCAGCACTGGCGAGGGTACGTGCGCGTCAGCGCATTGTGGTCTCCCAATAGAGCACCACCCTGATAAAGTGGAGGTTCCTGCAATGTGCGGCAGGCGTCGGCCTCAGGCCGATGTAGCTCAAAGGCTCAACGAAGTTTAGCAACACAAGGTCTATCATCGCCGCCTAAAAAGCGCAAAGTCGATATATCCGATACAATGGCCCGAGTCATGTCTATCTTTTGGTGGGTGACTCGTGTGGCGGTGCAATGGGCATCAGGAGGAATAATGATCAACGAAGCTGTGTACGTGTGGTCGATTGTGTTTGAATTCGTGGACAAGTTCACAAGAAAGAACGAAGCTATCACCGTGGTGTGGTCTTCGTCGCACGCGTCCGTGATTCACGTCGGCAAGCGGAACCTCAAGAAGAAGTTCCCCAAAGCCACCAACATCGAAGTCATCCGTCTGTTCCGTCGTGAACAGGTTGACGTTCAACTAACCTAAAGGAGCACTCATGCCCGGATACAAAGCAAAGACAATAAAGGCCATCATCACGAAGAAGCTGAACGCGTGGATTGATTCGGTCAAGGACGAGAAGGTCAAAGACCTGCTCAAGAACAACGTGATCGTGACAGGCGGCTGCATCGTGTCGATGCTTCAGGGCGAAGAGGTCAATGACTTCGACGTATACCTACGCGACAAGGAGACGGCGGCTGCGGTCGCTGAATACTACGTCGCTCAGTTCAAGGCGAGTCACCCTAAACTGGACTTCGATTTGTACGTAGACTACACCCCGGACTGGCGTGGTGTTGAGCGCGTAAAGATCGTGGCAAAGTCCGTAGGCATGGCCGGGGACGAGACTCCTGGGGGCGAGTACAAATACTTCGAGGGCCGCCCGGATGAAGAGGGCAGCGAGTATATCTCTAAGGTACTTGACAACCCTGAGGAGATTGAAGACACTCACGAGGACACCAGCATCGAGGCGAAGCGCACCGAACCTAAAGGCGACTACCGGCCCGTGTTCCTAAGTGGCAACGCGATCACACTCAGCGATAAGATTCAGATTGTGCTTCGCTTTTACGGGACGCCTGACGAGATTCACGAGAACTACGACTTCGTGCATTGCACATCGTACTATCAGAACTGGGACAGCACGTTGGTCTTGCGTCCTGAGGCTTTGGAGGCGATACTGTCGAAGGAGCTTCGCTATGTCGGAAGCAAGTACCCTATCTGTTCTCTAGTACGCTTACGCAAGTTCATCACGAGGGGGTGGCGGATCAACGCCGGGCAGATTCTCAAGATGGCAATGCAGATCAGTGAGCTTGACTTGACGAGCATACCTGTGTTACAAGATCAACTGACGGGTGTGGACACTGCGTACTTCGTCCAACTCATTGAACGATTGAAAGAGAAAGACCCGGAGAAGGTCAACGCCGGTTACCTAGTAGAGATTATTGATAGAATGTTTTGAGGAGCTACTATGCCTAATGTCTTTCTGATTAGCGATTCGCACTTTGGACACGCGAATATCCTAAACTTCACCCGTGCAGACGGATCACGTGTGCGTACGTTCTCGTGTGTCGAAGAGATGGACGAGTTCATGGTTGAAAAGTGGAACTCCGTCGTGAATCCGCAGGACAAGGCATATCATCTTGGTGATGTTGCGATGAGCAAGCACCACATCGCTACGGTTGGTCGCTGCAACGGGCACAAGAGACTGGTTCTTGGTAACCACGACACGCACCCCATCAAGCTCTATTTGCCTTTCTTTGAAGATGTGTACTCTGGTCGGTTATTGGATCGCATGATGCTTACTCACATCCCCGTTCACCCGGAGAGCATCGGAAAGTCTATCGCCAATATTCACGGACACATTCACAACAGCTTCGGCCCTTTGCACTATGGACCGAGGTACTTCAATGTCAGCACAGAGGTTTTGGATTACACACCGATTGCTCTGGAGGATTTGAAGAAACGAGTTATTGAACAACAGGGATAAAGCCATGCCGGTTGAATTGACTAAACCGACGCCATCGACCGCAGCCGACAAAGCTGCGGCGTTGACGTTTCTGAAGATCAACTACAACTGGCCGAAGTCCGTTCAGTTCGGGTCTGGCGAGGATGCGTCTAACTACGCGCTGTCGTTCGTCACCAACCAAACCAACGGAACGATTGCCATGAACGTAATCAAGACGTTCAAGGACATGACCTCTGAGCACTATGGCACCGCGTATCTGGACGCGATGATCATGGCAAATATGAACGAGTCCGAGAGAACCGAACTCGTCTCATCTGCTGCCTCGCTTGTCATTGACGATCACATCAAATCCAAGAAGGCGTTCATCGAGTCTCAGATGCAGGCTATAAAAATGGGGCAGGGTTCCCAGACAGCAAAAGGTACCGCTCAGTTACAGCAGCAGGCGGAGTCCAACGGTAAGAGTGCGTTTGCTGGCCTTCTAGGGGCACTAGGAGCCATTGGTTCGGGTATGGGTGGGTTCGCGGGCCTTGGTTCGGGTATGGGTGGGTTCGCGGGCCTTGGTTTAGTAAAAGAGGCTGTAGAGTCTCAGAAACTCATTCAAGACCTACAGAACCAACAGGCGAAGATGGTCGAGCAGACCCTCAACCCGCCTGTTGTTAAGCCGGTGTTCGTCACTATGCCTAGTATTCCCAAGTCCGTCAAGGATGCAATGAAGAAGCCGGTTGCTGATGACGGGTTCAAGGATACCTCAAACGACGAGCAGAAGTTCATCCAGCGTGTCGGCGTGATGTCCAACCTGAACGTATCCATACAGGGCAAGGAGCGAATCGGCATCACAGTCTATCGTCTATTCTGTGACAAGTGCAAAACTCCTCAGGACATCGAAGCCGGTGTGATCACACAGCGCAGGCACGAGGACAAGGTGCTGGTCGAGTTTTGCAACGCCCATCGGCACGTAGCTATCGTCCCTCAATCCGAGGGCGAGAGGAAGTTCAAAGATGTTTAGCACACCTCTTGGACAAGCTCGTTTGGCAAAGATTTTAGACTTTGAGGAAAAAGGATATGTTGACAACTCAAAACAAGCTGTGTTAGAATTTACTAATGATCACCGACACGGGCCAACGCCTGTGCCGTCTGTCGAACCAGTGGCAGCCGTCGTGGAGTATCCTAAGGGGTACCGCAAGTTCCGCGAGGTGTGACCGCGCTTAGGAGGCGCAAAGCATACGACTACTAATAACCTTACTAATCGCAGGGCTGTGCGCGTTTCCATCGTTGACACAAGCACAGACCCGCCCTGTGAAAGCCTCGTACTACGCAGACGGTTTCAACGGACGCCGGATGGCGAACGGTCAAAAGTTCGATCAATGCAGGGTGACAGCAGCCAGTCTGAAGTATCCATTGGGTACCTTGGTTCGCGTCCATTCAGTCCTGACGGGCAACGAAATCCTTGTCACGATTACTGACAGAGGCCCGTGGAATCACAAATACTCGCTCGACCTTAGCAAGGCGGCGTTTCAGAAATTGGGCCTAGACCTGCGTGCAGGCTGGGGCTGGGTAACAGTGGAGGTTGCACATGGAGACGAAACTACCGGCGTCAGTGAAGCAGGACAGCACGACACCGAAGGACAAGACGGGCCGACCGATCCTAGTTGGTAGCTGTATCGCGTACGGTCACGCTTTAGGCCGGTGCGCCGGGCTGAGGATTGGCAAGGTACTCAAGGTCGAGTTCGAGTGGAAGGATGACGTATGGGTCGAGAACTGGCAGACTCATGAAAAGCGTCTTCATACGGCAGGCCACTACGAGTACAAGATCAAGGTATGGGGAGTCGATGACGACTACGAAGGGCATTACGGTGTGAACCTGTGCAAGACTGCTGGGTTCCTTACTTACCCGAGTCGCATCCTTGTGGTTGATCCAAAGACCCTGCCGCCTGAATACGTGACCCTGCTCTCACCAGTTGAGGACGGGTTCAAATACCCTAAGCCTCCAAAGGAGGTTTGAATGGATGCTGAGTTTGATCCAATAGGTTGCGGAAGGTGTGGGGAGGTTGTATGTTACATCCCGAAAGACACTCCGCTGAACGCCAAGCTGAAACTAAGCGTTGTCGATCTGTTCTGCTGGCAATGCACGCAACGCGTCAAGCAGACCAGCAAGCCGGTGATTCAGATTCCTCGCCCGCCGTCTCTGATTCCACCAGACGGCCCGAGGGCAGCGTGAATAAAGCTGACATCGAGAGGTGTGCTGCCGAGCTAGAGATGGTCAACTTGTTGCCCAAAGGTTCTCAAGAAGTAAACCTTAGAGACCTCTGCATAGGTCAGTACGCGGACTACGCTGCTGATGTGTGGGACAACACAGGCAGGCATTACGATCTGTTGAAGCTCGATGATCTAATAGCAGCTAAGTCGTGCTCAGACGAATTCGTACGCATGATGGCACGCGAGTACGCGGAGAAGTCAGACACCTGTAGCTGCTGGCCGTGCATAATCTTCAACCGCGAGTTCCATAAAAATAACTTGACATGGAGATGGATTCGCAATACAATGAGGTCAATATGGGCAACATCAAAACGATAGGTTACGGGCGTGCGAACCTCGTGGACGGTGAGAACCGATTTATGAGAACGGTGCGTATCCCGCTCCTGTTCGATAGCATTCCCGGCGTCCCGGCTGTAATCAAGCTAGGCAAGGAACTGGCAGTAAGGGTGAGTTCGACTCCACTAACATACCAGTGGATCGACAAGCCGTATCCAGCGTTTGAAGAGGGATCAGTTATGCCGTTAGTAAAAGGTAAAAGCAACAAGGCAGTCTCGAAGAACATCAAGACAGAGTTGAAAACTAAACCGCAGAAGCAGGCCATCGCAATCGCACTAAGCGTTGCTGGTAAGTCCAAGAAGAAAAAGTAACTCAGGAGGGGATATGCAAAACATCGTTCGAGTTCAATTTGGGTCGCACCTATACGGCACTAACACGCCGCTGTCCGACCTCGACTACAAATCGGTTCATATCCCCGCCTGCTCAGACATCGTGATGCAGAAGGTCGCAGATAGTTACCGGCAACCGGCCCGGCGCAAGGTAGAGGGTGAGCGTAACAACCCTGACGACGTTGACGATGAATCGTTCGCGTTGCATCGGTTCTTCGAGTTGTGTGTGAAGGGCGAGACTCTTGCGCTCGACATGCTCTTTGCACCGGAGAAGAATCTCATCACGTCCTCGCCCATTTGGGAAGAGATTGTTGCGAACCGCTACCGACTGATTTCCAAGAGGAGTTCAGCATTTGTCGGCTACTGCCGCACGCAGGCGAACAAGTACGGGATCAAGGGCAGCCGGGTAGCAGCCTCACAAGCTGCGTATGAGTTCTTCGCAAAGTTGGAGTCTGCGTCCACGACTGCAAAGATTGGGGAGTTCTCGCTAGTGCTCAACAGACTGACGAAGGAGCACCCGGATCACATGGCAGTAATCGAGAAGGAGCACCAGACCGGCATCGGAACAGAGACGTACTTCGAGTGCTGCAACAAGCTGGTACCCTTCACAGCAAATGTGAAACTAGCACGCGAGATTTACGAACGCGTCTACAACGGGTATGGTGACCGGGCGAAGAAGGCTCAGGACAACGAGGGCATCGACTGGAAGGCTTTGTCGCACGCCGTCCGAGTCGGACATGAAGCACTCGAACTCCTGCACGAGCACAAGATTACTTTCCCGCTGTCCTTCAAGAGCTACGTGCTCGATGTGAAGCTGGGCAAGGTTCCGTTCAAGCAAGTAGCTGAGCGTATCGAGACGCTGCTTGTTCTGGTCGAAGAGGCGGAGAAGGTTTCCACTCTGCCTGAGAAGCCGAACACCAGATGGATCAACGACTTCGTGTACAAGCATTATCGCAACGCAGTGATCGACGCTGTTAGATGGAGGGCATACTGATGTCTAATCCTGTCGAGAAACGTCTATGCCGGTACTGCGCCAAGGTAGTTGTGAAAAATACGGTTCGCGTAGATGGTCACTTCAGATGGGTGACTGTTCCAGAAGGATTCTACTACTGCCCTAAGGCCGGTGGAGAATGCTGGCACGAGCCGAAGGAGAAATGATGCTTGAATACGTCCGCAGCATTCAACGTGAGGTCAGGCGGTGGTGCATCGCTTGTTTCGGAGAGGAAATCTCCAACGACAAGAAGGAGCGCAACCATCGTTTCCTTGAAGAAGCCTTAGAGCTTGTTCAGTCTGCCGGGTGTACGAAGGACGAAGCTCTTGATCTTGTTGAGTACGTGTTCGAGCGTCCTATCGGTGAGACGAAGCAGGAGGTCGGAGGTGTGATGGTTACGCTGGCGGCCCTATGCAACGCTCACACCATCGACATGATCGACTGTGCGTGGGTAGAGATACGCCGGGTATGGACGAAGGTTGAAGCGATCCGAGCGAAGCAGCAAGCGAAACCGAAGTTTGGGCCACGGCCCGGCAGTTACTCTGAGGGGGTAAAATGATCAAATTGGTGATTAGGATTTTAGCACGAATGTTCAAGTGGCCGTACGTATGGCTTGAGGACGATAAGAAGCGCGTGTACCGAGTGCGCGTGACAGTGACTCCTTTCGGGCCTACGATTGTGAACCCCGGTCGAGGAGGCAGGGCTAAGCTGCGAGAAGACGGCACCGTTGGCCTAGGCAGCAGTATCTATTCCAAGTACGACGGTAAGTGGGTTCCTGCGAACAAAGCAGCACACAAGCTATTCCCAATTGAGGTCTTGCGCCGGGGAGTGACACGATGATCATGGGGCCACCGCCAAAGACTGAGAACATGAGACGTATACGCAATGGTGTGGAAGTCGGCAAGGAATGCCGGGCCGTCTGTAATCCTGACCAGCCTTACGCCAAGTTCAGTATCGCGTGCGAAGCCTGCGGCGAGGTCATGTTCGAGTTCGTTCATCAGCAGAAGGCCGGGACACCCAGATGGGCCAACGAACGCATGATCTTCGCACAGCCTGTACCGGCGCAACCGGCAGCCCTCTCGTGGTTCAAGCCGCTGATGAAGATTGTCTGCACCAGTCTTGACGGATTCGGTCACTACCTAGTACCTGTCAAGGACGGCGAGGATCGTAACATGGTCGGAAAGAGCAAGCCGATGACCACGGCAGAGTTCCGGCAGTGGATGGAGCAGAAGCCGGTATTCCCCAACAAACCTGAGGTGGGAGTATGATTGACGCCATGAACGGTATGGTTGGTTCTTTGCGCGGCAAGTCGGTGAAGCCAGCAGAAGGCTCTTGCTTTTCAGGCGTCATTGCCATCCCTAAGGGATTCCGTAAAGAGGGCGAGACCGGCAACGATGTCGCGTACCGATACCTCACGTTCCTTGACGATCAGGACACACTAACAAGTCTCGACACCTTCGGGCCTCCGGGTACGATATGCGACTGATCCGCGTACCCAACAACGAACCCCTGCGGCCCGGAGTGGCCTGTAGCCATCCCGGTTGCTTGAGCCATATCTCACACCCATGCGAAGGCTGCGGACGCACTGGAGGCCGGTTTCCTAACGACCCTGACCCATCTGAGCCGCAGATCGGATTCATCATGGGGCCGCCACCCGAAACGTGGATGCGTTTCAGAAACTGAGTAGGCACACTATGCTGACAATCAAAGTAGAGTCCGCACCGGGCACAGAATTCATCGACGTGTTCCGCGAGATGCAGGAGTTCGCGTTCAAGAACAACGTCATCGCCTTGCAGAAGGTGAATGGCATTCAGGTCTTGGTTTTCCCTGACAGTAATCCGGTACGGGTACTCAGCAACTATTGGCAGGCTGTGTCTCTCAACCGAAAGGTGGTCTCATGAAACAACGAACGTTCAAGGTATCCCTAATTGAGAACCCGTTCATGACGGGATGGGAGACTTCTGAGTTGGTGTTCTCCCCTCCGCACGGCATCCCGGTCATCTGGAAGAAGCCTGAACCACTGGCGGTCTGTCGCCACCCCTCCCCATTCGACTTCAAGCTGCCTAGCAATGGGAATTATATACTTGACTCCCACGAGGGAGTTATGTACTATTGAGGCATGGAGGATACACCGATGAAGATCATCTACTGCCAAGTATGCAACGAACCTTGCGGCAAGCAGTACCCCTCCGACCAGACCGATCCAGGTTTCCGCGAAGGAATTGGAGAGAACTTCTCCGCGAAGGATGGAGTTTGGCACTGTTCGCAGAAGTGTCTTGATGTGGCAGAGGAATTGGAGGCCGAATATGCCGCAAACTGAACTGAAACCCATTACAGCTATCGACGCACTCAACAGCATTCACGACCACCTTTACACTGTGGTTCGCTACGGCAAGGACACCACTAACGCGCTTGATTTTGAGCACATTTCAAGCGCGTTGGATCAGGTCGAGTTGCTCATCAAGGCACAGGTGAAGATATGAGCGCATGTATCTACGTTTGCGAAGCTCACGTTGGGGCCGTTGTGCTGCGCACCCATGACGGATTCTTCAATTACTGCCCTCTGTGTAAATCGGAGGAAACGGTAGGAATACTGCGAACAGCGATTGATGAGGCTATTGAATTGTTGCCCGATGCCCCAACGATGGCCATAGAGAAGCTACAGGGTGCAGGATGAGCAAATCCACTATCAGCACCTTTCAACTCTTCGCTCTGATCCCCGATGCTGAGACGGCGCGGGTCTACCTCGAAACGCGGCTCTGGACTAACGGCCCCGTCTGCCCATCCGGGTGCAACTAACAAGCGTATCAAATACGAATGACCCTAAGCCCCTTCGATCCTGAGGGGGCTTTTGTGCGTCTGCGTACCTGTCCTGCGTCCCAGCGGCCCTACACGGCGTCGGTGGCCGGGGAGCCTCCCTACGTACCCTAACGAGCCAGCGAGAGCACCTAGACCCCTCTACGCCCCGCGCAGGCCCGTTTCAGAGGACGGTGGGACTCCTACGAATCCTCTGCCGGGACTCCCACTACCCCCTATACCCCCGTGTCAAGTATCCTTGTCATACCCATTTACACCCACAAGCACCCATTAGTAGCGGTGGGGGAGGTGGGGACTCCTACAGATGGTACCTTGTGTAAAGGGTGCTTGTCTACAGGGAATCCTGAACAGGTGCAACTATAGAACCGTATGCGATCCGTTTTGGCCGCGTCAGCCGTCACACGGCGAGGCAGGGTGGGGAGACTCTCCGGCCCGGCCTATCGCTGGGAATGCTTAGAGACTCCTTACTACTTTGTTTTCTTACACTTACGTGCCTTTGTTTGCCCGGACTGCGTGTCTATATCCTCGCGTGCGTTTGGTTCGCGCATCTCGCAGTAAATAGAGCGTTTGCCTGTAACGTATTGATAAAAAAGAGGATGGTCAATGATTCAACAATATAGGGAAATGTTGAATGGGTCTAATCGCGCGCTGCTGGCTGTCACGCTGCTGTTCTGCATGCCGGATAGCCTAGCCTAACCAGTCTCGCATACGCTTCCCATTACGTATCTAATACGTATCGCAAGACCATACAAGTCTATTGGACACTGGGACACGTCTATAGGGAATCAAGACCATTGCACGCAGGCCGGGCCGGAAACGATATAAATACGCGTTCTAGACTCGCGTCGAATAGAACGCGTATTTGTACGGGCCGGGCCGCTTGTCATACGATCATAACCGGGCCGCGTCTCGCGTGCTGTAATGGGCCTGTGTTGCGTCTCCGTCTTGCGTTGCATCTCGCGTTGCATCTCGCAGGTTAGACCGTGGCATTTTGGACGCAGGCCGGGCCGCGTGCTATTGACTAATCTGGTATTGTCTCACGTATCACGTACGTTTATCATTTAGTCAATACCCTATAGGGAACGTGTCAAGATATGCACGCACATTTACCATTTGAGCAACAGTAACGAATTATGCACGTGTATTTATAAAGTAGTAAATGCGACTCGCACGGTCTGAGATAATGCGGACTAATACGGTCTGAAATAGGCCACGGAGACACGCAGGCCCGGCCCGCAAGTTTTGCACAATTTGACGCGGAAACCGTGCGAGTTTGGCACTTCAATTGCTCAATAGGCCCATTATGCAAGTGGTCAGACCAATTCCTCATAACTTCTTTAGATTGAAAACGACACGTTGACAGTTTCGCTTTTTGTACGCTTTTAGGTGAAAGAAAAGCGAAACCAACATAGCGATTGCTGCGCATTGCAAGCCCGTAGCGGCCCGTCTGAAAACGTGCATACCTGCATATGGGTCAAAATAGCAGGCCCGTATAGGTCGATTATGCGCGATTGCGGCCCATTTACTATTTTGTAACTTTTTGAGTAGCACGTTATTAGTAAGTAAACATGCAAAAAACTCTCTATATATAGATACGCATATTTTATTCGTTTCCGGCCCGGTCTCGGTCTCGCACAACGCATCCCCCAAACGATGTAAGAATAAATTTGACACGCAACGCGGAAATAGTGTTACAGTATCAATAGTGAGGTTTCGCCATGCGTGCTTATTTGTTTCTGACACTCGCAAGTCTCATCTCCGCATACTACCTAATAAATTTCCTGTTTTCATTCATTCCGACCCATTCATTCTAATAACCTAAAGGAGTAAAGCATCATGACAATAAACGAAATTCTCGCGGGCCGCACGGTAACTACACGTATCACAATAATGTGTTTAGGATACGATGATGCGCAAACCGTTGCTGCGTGTCTGGTAGAGACCGGAATAACGCAGGCCATCATCTCTAGTCCGCGTAGGGGAGTGTTTGACGTGTATTTCAATTCTGAACCTTTTGTGGTTCCCACTGCGGGCCGCTAAACCGTCAACGCATCTCTAACCGTGTCTGGAGACGAATCAAAATGACTCAGAAATACGCAAAGGTTCAAGCGGAAATTCTAAACGCATACGACACCGCGCAAACTACGGGAAAACTAACTACAGTAACCATATCAGGTACGGTATTACAAGCCGCTCCGTGGTACGGTATAACTCCATTCTACACTGAAGCGCACGGATATCTCACCTTCTGGGAAGCGTGCAATCTTCTATCTAACCGTACCATCTAACCTCATCTCATCTCAGGAGTTTTCGACCGTGAAAAATTACATCCAATCGCTTGCCACTCTGCTAACACTCCCCCATAACGTGCATACAGCACGGGCCGCTTCTAGCCTTGTAGCACGTCAATATGTGAGAGATAACCCGATACCGTCTATCGCGGAATGTGACGCGGAAATGATTGCAATAAACGAGGTAAACTAATGAAAAACTGCTATTTGTACCGTATCTGTACTGAAGATATAAACAGGCCCGGTATCGAATTCATTATGCAATGCGCGGGCCTAGATTGCACTATCATCGCGGCCCATGGCCTGTTTCGCGGTATCCCTGAAGACGCATTAGTAATCGAATGCGTCACAGACGATAGAAACGCTGTAGAAGTTGCGGCCCGTGCAATTGTCATAGTCAACAATCAAACGTGCATCCTAGTGGAACGTCTCGCAATACAGGCCCGTTTCATAACTGCTAAGTGACGCAGGCCCGGCCCGTGCTATACTAACCGCAACGCGTTTCTAACCTGTAACACTGGAGACTAATACAATGAATCTCGCAATCGCTTCTAATCTCGCGCATCTCTCCCAAGTTCCGGCCCGCAACGTCAACGCAGGCCCGGCCCGCATCTCTGCGCACTATCCTGCAACGCGGCCCGCAACGCACGCGAGTGTTAGTGGTTCCGGTATTGATCCAACGTTTGACTACGTGGTTTCACTCCTCGCGCCACGTTTCCGCGTGTCTGCGTCTCAGTTCGCAGATTTTGCCGCAATGCGCGAGAATTTCAACGCGTTTGGTTTTCTCACTGTCAACGGTAATTTTTCAGACCGTACCATTTACGGTACCGCATGGACAAATTTCCAATTCCGCGCATGGCATGATTCCGCGCATATCGCGTGCGACTCTGATTTTTCACGGGCCGGAGAAACTGAAGCGATGCGCTTGCAAATTGCCCAAGTTTGGAAGTTGCGCGGCCCGTCCGGCACGGATAAGCACAGATGGGCCTGCATCCTTGACGCAGAGATTTTAGGCCAATTGGACGCATACGAATTGACGGGGGAATTCGTAGAAGACCAACGGGCCTTTACTATCGAATACCTGCAACGCGTACACGGATTGGATGCGGCCCGGTTTCCTCGCACGTTGGATGGGTTGACAATCGAGTATTAGGCCCGCAACGCAGGCCGGGCCGGGCCTTGTATAGGTTCCGGCCCGGTTTGCTTCTATCAATCGCATCACGGGCCGCATACGGGCCTGCAAACGGTATCATAGCAACGGAGACAATAAGACAATGGTGAAAATAGACCATCTTGGCAACGTTCCCCAGTTCACTAAAAACATTCTCGCGTGCTTTGAACTTGCAACGCGTGCGGAGATTACAGACGGGAAAACGTGGTACCCTCGCGCAATCGAAACGTTAGAGACGATCAGGCAAACCGCGTGCGGGCCGGTTTCCGTATGGGATAAGCCGGGCCGCGCGGTGCCTGCGATATGCGCGGTATTGTCTCCGCGCAATTCATGGCAAACTAACGTAGAAGGTACGCGCAAGATAGTGCGGGCCGCGTCTCAGGGGAATCGCGTTCCCCCGATAGTCGCAGGCATAAGACGCAACGTTGCTAAGGCATGGCATATAGCAGAGACGGGAGACACGTCTTTAGTTTCCGGGCCTAAGGTATGCTCGTTTTTCGCTAATCTATGCGGAGACTTGGAACGCGTAACAATTGACGTTTGGACCGCTAGAGCTTGCGGATTTACAGACGAAAAGCTAATGAATCATTTAGACCGTATGCGGTACGTTTCAATCGAAACCGCATACCGCAACGCGGCCCGTAAGCTAAACATGCGGCCCGCACAATTGCAGGCTATATGTTGGATTGTAGAACGCGGGCACGGAGACGGTACCATCGGCGGAACTAATCAGGTCCGTTGGGGAAACTCGCATGATCAGACACGCATACCATTTTAGACGTGCAACGCGTTCCACGTTCCGGGCCGGGCCTGCAATAGGTTCCGGCCCGTTTCCTTTGTAACCGTGCGGGCCTGCGTTGCGTATCAGGATACAGGCCCGGCCCGGCCTGTTTTGACGTTTTGCCAATTCCCGCGCATTGCAGGCCCGTGGTCAATTCCGCCATACTAGAGCATACCTAAGATGGTACGCGGGCCGCCACGGGCCTGCTACGGGCCTAGAATCGCACATTTAGAGCATACAGGCCACGGTATACCGTCTAATCGGGCCGGGCCTGCGTTGCGTGCGTGGCCTGCGTTTTTCCGGGCCGCGTCTCCGCATGGCGAGATGGTACGGGCCTGCGTGCGTGGCCTGCGTGGCCTGCGTGCGTGGCCTGCGTGAGCTATCAGCGGTGCAGGTCTCCAGCGATTCCCAGCGATTCCCCAGCGGTGCAGGCTATCAGCGGTGCGCAGGTCTCCAGCGGTGCAAATTTGATTTGCGGCCCGTGCTGTGATATACTTGGAGTAGATTATAGGAGGATTCAAAATGCCTCATCCAACCTATTTGCGCAAGGTTTTAGCAACTGGTGAAATTCAGCGCATCCCATTCACAGCGGAGCATTACAAAACAGCGGGCGTCTTACCCGCGATGCTCAGCGGTCTCCCCGTGTTGGAAGCGTACCAAGCTGTGAACAGGTTCAACGTATCGCAGCAAGACCAGCGGTACGTATACGCACTAGAAGAGTAGTTGACAACCAGCGGTCGCATCCTGTAGTCTGCTTTCCAGCGGTAAAATTCAGCGGTACGAGGATAATCACATGGCGGGCACTATCGAAGCGAAGTTTGACCTAACGGGCGCAATTATCGCATTTGAATCGGGCGAACTTGACAGCGATGGAGAGTTGGAACTTCTCCAGCATCTCCTCGACACTGGAATATACGCACATCTTCAAGGGTCATACGGGCGGGCCGTGCAGCGGGCACTTGACGCAGGAGACATCTCCCCCACGGTTATCAGCGAACCTTCCACGCGTGAGACGCTGGGAGACGACTACGAGACCGCCAAGCACTTCGCGCAGTCGAACCCGTGCGAAGACGCTATCAGCCTTGCGGAGTTAGTCTCCGCTAAACTCGGAATTGAATTGACGGTGCAGCAAGCCGCCGACATCCTAACCGCAACGGTATAAGGGGACAGCTACATGAATTGCACAATCTGCAATAAACCCGTTGTCCTTGTACCTTCCGCCAGTGAGCGGGCCAAAAGGTACGGGGGCACACCGTCTACTTACACGCGACTATTCCCAACGCACAGCGCGTGTGAGTTAGCGAAACGGGCCGCCGACACCTCCGAGCTTATAGCCCGGCAGAACTCAGCTAACCTCTAACCTCTAACCGGAAAAGGAGTTTCAAATGGCACGCACTAATCGCATCGGTAGGACAGCTACTAAGGTCACTGAGAAGGGCGGTATAGTCTCGGTGGTCTATCACCGCACGGAAGTTGTGCGTATCGTCTCAGGGATAGTTTACCTTTGCACAGGTGGATGGTTCACAGCCACTACTAAAATACGCATGAATCAGGCAGCAGAGCAATTCGGTTTGGGCTTCCGCGTCCATCAAGACAAAGGCTCGTGGTTTGTGCGCGTGCTGGGTGAAGATCGTCAATGGGCTAACGCGCTGGTCGTTCCATTCACCAGCAATTCCCTTACGATCTATCCAATCAAGGCAGGATTAGCAACTGACAATGTTTGGTAAGTCAGAGCAGGTCAAACTTCAGCGAACCTCTAACCTAAAAAGGAGACCATCATGACAATCAAGGTTCCACAAAACGTATTGGATTCGGTTTGGGGTTCAGTGGCCGCTGACTGGCACCAGCACGAAAACGGCAAAGGATGGGTATACAAGACCGCGCACGTTGACTCGACCGTCTATCTTCACCCCACGTCCATAGTCTACGGCAATGCGTGGGTCTGCGGCAATGCGCAGGTCTGCGGCAATGCGTGGGTCTGCGGCAATGCTCGGGTCTGCGGCGATGCGTGGGTCTCCGGCAATGCTCGGGTCTACGGCGATGCGTGGGTCTCCGGCAATGCTCGGGTCTACGGCGATGCGTGGGTCTCCGGCAATGCTCGGGTCTGCGGCGATGCGTGGGTCTCCGGCAATGCGCAGGTCTACGGCGATGCTCGGGTCTCCGGCAATGCTCGGGTCTGCGGCAATGCGTGGGTCTGCGGCAATGCGCAGGTCTCCGGCAATGCTCGGGTCTGCGGCGATGCGTGGGTATTTTCCCCGCTGTACATACAAGGGACACGTCATGCGGTAACGCTTTGCAGCCACAAGCAAATAGCTATCGGATGCCACATCCACGACATCACGGAGTGGCAAAAAAAGTACCGTGCTATCGGTAAGATGGAAGGCTACACTCCAGCACAGATCGAGGAGTATGGCACTTACATCACGCTGCTGGCTAAAGCAGCTAAGGTGGCCGTCAAAGCAGCGAAGGCCAACTTAGCAGTAAGTGCCAGCGTCTAACCATGACAGTTCTCGCAGCGGTCGCGCTGGTAACTCTTGGAGGATTCAACTTGACAGTGTATGTACTGGCATACGTTAGATTCTTCAGACAGTCGTAAAACGCAGCAGAAGGTAGTAGGAGGGGCCGGTGAAGTTTACCGGCCCTTACCCACGTCTAAAGGTCAGCAACGCCGTGTAGAGGCAGCTAGGAGGCAAGAATGGGCATCCCAGAAGGAATCAAGACCGAATTAGAGGCGTCACAGCAGCGGACAGGGGCAACCCCTCAGCTATCTCGCGCATCTAACGTATTGCGTACGCTTTTCACGTTGCCAGTGGAAATGGTCGAGGAGCTATTCGCCGCAGCGGGTCAAGTGGATGCTATGAGCGCAGCCAGTCTCAGCGGTATGAGAGAAACCCCGGATGAGTACGTGATTACAAAGGACACAACAAAATGAAAGAGATACAGCTAACACAGGGTCAAGTAGCTTTGGTGGACGATGAAGACTTTGAGGAGTTGAACAAATACAACTGGTCAGCGTTGCGTGGCAAGACTACATGGTACGCAGTGCGAAGTGTGTACTCTGGGAAGACTCACATGCTACAGCGAATGCACGCTTTACTGGCAGGTAAAGGACACGACCACAGAGACCACAACGGTCTCAACAATCAGCGGTACAATCTCAGACCAGCGACGACCGCTCAAAATTTACGTAATCGCCGCAAGTTTGCGACAAACAATCCTTACAAGGGTGTCTACCCAAAGGGCGACAAGTACCAGTGCCGAATTCGCATAGACGGCAAACTACAGCACTTCGGAACCTTCAGCGATCCGGTAGTGGCAGCAAAAAAGTACGATCAAGTAGTAACAGAGTTGCACGCTGAGTTTGCTCAGCTAAACTTTCCAGTTGACAGCGCAGCAGCGGTCATGTAATCTAGTGGGAGTAAGAATTCTAGTTGGCCTGAAAAGGAGAACTACTATGCAATTTATGGAAAGTTTCAAGGCCGCAGTCAGGGTGTCAACCCCCTTGGTTTGCATTAGAACATTCGATGCCAAATCGACGACCAGCGGAATTATAGCTGCGTTGCAGGAATCGCCCACTCCCATTCCAATGCTGCTCTGGGATTGCGTACACGGTCTAGTGCCTATGGCTGATACCAAACTCAACCAAGACACTCTCAATACCATCCTCGCAGGTAATGAGCAGGCATTCACTATCCCCCTTCCAAACTGCCTCGCCCTTTGCGAGAACAATGCAGTGTCAGACGCAATCATTTTCATCTCGAATGCTCATCTTCAGTGGTCTAATCACGGAGAGTCTGAGTCAACGGTAGTGCAGGCGATATGGAACCTCCGTGATAGCTACAAAGCAAATGGGGATATGTTGATCCTTCTGGCAGCCCCCGGCAGCCGTCTCCCCGGCGAGTTGACCAACGATGTACTATGCCTTGACGAGCCACTGCCTACAGTGGCAGAGTTGCAGGCAACGGTACGCAACACCTACCGCTTCGCCAAGACGGTCAACACCCCTGACGATCCGTTTGTGGTCAAGGCGACTGAGGCACTGATCGGTCTCCCCAGCTTTGCCGCTGAGCAGGCCGCCGCCATGTCTCTAACGATCAATCGTACTGACCCTAAGAAGCTGACGGGAGACCTCAGCCTTGACGACCTCTGGGGCCGGAAGCGGCAGATTATCAACCAGACTCCGGGCCTGTCGATTCATGCGGGCAAGGAAACGCTGGAAGATGTCGGCGGTAATGAAGCGGTCAAGGAATTCCTGCGCGGGATCATGGAAGGTAATAACCCGCCCTCAGTCATCCTTTTCACAGATGAGATTGAGAAGGGTATGGCGGGCGCAGGCACGGATATGTCAGGCGTGAAAGATGAACTGAACGGCAGCATCCTGACGTGGACGCAGGAGCGGCAGATCGAGGGTATGCTGCTGTTGGGTATCCCCGGCGTGTCGAAGTCCCTACTGGCGAAGGCCACGGGCGGTACGTACGGTAAGCCCGTCATCATCTTCGACATCCCCGGTATGCAATCAGGGATCATCGGAAGTAGTGGTGAACGCATACGCAACGCGCAGGCGATTGTTGACGCGACCTCAGGATGGACTCCGACCAGCGGCGGCAAGGTTCTTTGGCTTGCTACCTGCAACGGTGTCGCGTCTCTCAAGCCTGAGCTTCGCCGTCGCTTCTCACTGGCTCAGTTCTTCTTCGATGCGCCGACCCGCGAAGAGAAGGATTTGATTTGGCAGATTCACCGGGCCAAGCAGAAGATCGACGCGAAGGATACCCTCCCGAACGACGAAGGCTGGACGGGTGCTGAAATCGAGTCGTGCTGCAAGAAGGCGTACCGCTTACGCTGGACACTGGAGAAGGCCGCCCAGTACATCGTCCCCATCACCAAGTCAGCAGCTACGCAGATCGAGCAGACCCGCAGCGAAGCCAGCGGCAAGTACCTCAGTGCGTCGCACCCCGGCGTTTACATGGCGCACGAATCAACGAGGGTTGGCAGCGGACAAGTTACCCCTCCGGTGTTCATGCAGCAGGTAGAGGGTCGGAGGATGAAGGCGTAGCTTCAATTTGTGGTACAATCGAACTGACAGCGAACCACCCAAGGAGGGTACCTATATATCTGCATATTCAAAGACCCCTACAGAATTTCGAGACGGAGACCTCCTCATCAAAGCACTAGAGGAGATGGGCTTCAAACCTGTCAACGCGTTGGCTGAGCCTCAGCCCCTCGTTGGGTATCAGGGAGACTACCGCACGGCAGACGGCAGCGGTCACACCAAGAGCATCGCAGCAGCGATGAAAGCCCACGTCATCATCCCGCGCAAGCAGGTCGGCGGAGCTTCAAACGACATCGGTTTCGTACGCGGTGAGGACGGCAAGTTTCACGCCATACTCAGCGATTATGACCGTGCCTGCGGTAAGAATAAGAAGTGGGTGGCGCAGGTCAACGTTGGCTACCAGCATCTCCACTTGCACAAGCAGGCAAGCAAGATGGGGTACCGCGTAGTCGTCAACGGCCAGAAGAGGGCCAACGCAAACCACATCCTCGACTACACGTTTATCAAGCAGTAAAAAGGAGACCACATGGCAACCAAAACGGTAAAGGTCGCATTCAACACGGAGACAGGCGTGCTGGACATCCAGACCGAAGGGTTTGCAGGTAAAGGGTGCGAAGCGGTTCACGCAGCCTTTGCAGGCGGTACCCCCAAGAACTTCGTGAAGAAACCGGAATTCAACCAAGTCCAGCAGAATCAACAGTACGCACGATAACCCAACCACAGCGCACCATCAGCCTGAAAAGGAGAAACCTATATGTCTACTACAATCGCACGTCGCATTAGAAGGATCGGCCTACTTCCAGCGGTCAAGAGCGAAAAGGGCGTGATCGTCCAACGGCCCCGTGAGGAGATTGCGCCCGAAGTAAAAGCGGGCGTCATCAAGATCATCAAGGAGGCTCACTACATCCGGCGTGAGTCAGCGAAGCAGAACCCGAAGGCCAAGCCGCACCGCCGCTCGAAGGCCCGTCGCAAGTCCGAAGAAAAGAAGGCGGCCTAAGATGAAGACACTGCATGTGAGTATGGACGAATCAGGTACGCTTACGTTTCTAGTGGACGCCGACACTCAAGCACTCCTGAACGAGTCCTCAGTTATCCAGCGGGCAAGCCACGTCGAACCCGTATCGCGTCCGCTCCGTGCAGTGTTTCATGGCCTGCGTTCCCTGTTCGGAGAGAAGGGTGCAGTAGCGAGCTTTACACGCCTCTGGCCCTGCCTCTGGCAGATCAACCTTGGTCCCATTGGCGGTCCCATCCTTGACCCCACCTACCGCAATCGACAGGCAGCGATTGACACTGAAGTGTCCTACCTGAATGCCAACTTTATTTAGTTGTTGACAACGCATACTCAATTCGGTTATTCTGTATGAGTAATCAATTCAAGGCACCTGAAAAGGAGAACCACATGGCTAAGGAATCGAATAAGAAAGTCGTAGCAATCAAGCCCGCCGCCGCAGCCCCGATAGATCAGGTTATCGACATGACTAGCCTGTCGGCTACTACGATGTTTATGCGGGTCAGGTTTAGCACCCTCGGTAACTCAAAAAAGATCGCCGGTTCCGCCAGCATCCTGAACACGGACGCCGACACCGATAAGCTGGGCGTCTCCGCCACCCTCCTCGACTCACCCCAGTTGGTCGCCATACGGCAGGCCGACACTGCGCTGCGCAAGTGGCTCAAGCAGAATTGCCTACCGTCATTCGACGTGGGCTTTATGATCGTCCCCAACAAACTGTTCAAGGTTACGCGTGCGAAGCTCAACGACTTCAAGACCAACGTGCGCCCGGCCCTTGTCGAAGAGTTCATCAAGGCGTACCCCGACCTCGTGAAGAAGTCGAAGGCGGCACTGGGCAGTCTGTCCGAGGACGACTACTACCTGAGCGTGGACGAGGCCCGCAAAGCGTTCGACTTCGAGTGGTACGCGGTAGACTTCGGCGTCCCCGGCAAGCTCAAGAAGATCGACGCTGAAGCCTATGCCGAAGAGTTGGACAAGGCTAAAGCACAGATCAAGAACGCAGCCGTGGAAGTCACAGCAGTCATGCGGCAGGCGTGCTTCGAGTTGGTCAACCACCTCAAGGAACGTCTCGCCCCCGGCAAAGAAGGCAAGCCGAAGATTCTGAAAGAGTCGGCTATCAACAACCTCAAGGAATTCCTGAACAGCTTCGACCTGCGCAACGTCACCAACGATAAAGCTTTGGCCGGTGAAGTGGCGAAGATCAAGTCCCTGCTGGATGGCACGGACGCAGTTAGCCTGCGCACCAGCGACGAGTTCCGCTCTAAGATTCTCAAGGGGATGGAGAACGTTGCTGGTACCCTTGGCACGATGGTGGAAGACAAGGCAGGTCGCAAGTTCAAAGAAGTCTAGTGGCTGATAACCGCTGACGGCGGGGGAGGGACACCAGACCTCCCCCGAACACCCTAACCCCGCACCACATGGAGGATTCAAAATGATCAAAGCATTCTTCGTACTCGCGTACCTCGCACTCATCCTCGGGCTGGTCTTCTGGCTTGGCCCATTCTGCATCAATTTCGTGCTGCTTCACACGCTGCACCACACCATCCCGTACATCTGGGCATTGCTCCTCGACCTCGTGACGGGCGGCCTCGGCATCCCCGCAGCCATCATCGTCAAGGTGCTGATGCTGTTGGGCGTCATCGCTGGGTAACCAGCGGTAAGGCGGGCGGGGGGAATTGTAACCCTCGCCCCTCACCCCCTCTAACCTGACAAGGAGAAACCCATCATGGCTACAGCGAAGGCAAAGGCACCCGAAGTAATCAACCCGCTCAACGCGGTCGTGCCCGGCAGCAGTAAGGCGAACTACAACGACAAGGTTGTCGTGATCAAGCGCAGCTACTTTGCGCCAGCGTTCGCGGACAAGGATCGCCGGTTCACAGTCAGCGGTGGGTTTGGATGTCACCCTGAGGCACGCGGCGCCGCCGTGTTCGGCAAGTTCGTGCTGGACGGTGAGCGCACGCGAGTTGAACGTTACGAAATCGAGGGACTGGCAGCGGTCACCAGCTAACAGCGGAGGCCCGGTGCAACCTAGCCGGGCCTATTCGCTTGACAAGCTACAGCGGACAGTGCTAAGGTATTGAAAGTTTCAAGGAGGCGTCAATGCAACACTTCACTTTAGACCAGATCAAGCAGATCATCGTTGCGGTACCTGACGCGTGCAAGGGCAGCAGCAAGCTGTCAGCAGAGCGCAAGCAACTCATGATCCTCGTCACCTTCTGGCACGGACTGCGGGCGTCTGAGACCTGCGCCCTGCGTGGAGAGAACATCAAGCACGGGTACGTGCGTACACCGCGTCTGAAGGGCAGCAATAGCTGTGCTCAGCCGTATCAGTACCACCCTGATCCGTTGCTGGACGAATCAGCGGCCCTTACTGCGCTATCAGCGAAGGTCGATGACCGTGATCTTATCTTCCCGCTGGGCCGTTTCGGGTTCAATGACTTCTTCAAGAAGGCCGTGATTCACGCCGGGCTGAACCCCTTGCTGGCTCACCCTCACAGCCTCAAGCATTCGATTTGCATGTTGACAATCAAAGCTGGCATTGAAGTAACTCGCCAGCGTGTAGGTCACAAGAATATGTCGAGCACCGGCTTCTACCTGAACATCAGCGAAGAGACGGCAGCGACACAGATCAACACCCTATTGGGAATCTGATTGACGTATCGCGTACGTTCGTGGTACAATGAATTCAAATCAATTTGGTGAGGTGCGAGATGGAACTTAGGAAGCCTGATGAAACGCCCGAAGCGTTGAGCAAGCGTTGGAAGCAGGAGAACGGCAGAAACGTTACCCCAGTGCTGCGGCCTGAACTGGTCGTGGTGTCAAAGCACAAGCCGAACTACGTAGGTTCACTGTACCTGCACAAGTTCACTCGCACCAAGAACCTTCGGGAGCGCGTTCAGCTTGCAGTGCGGGCCTTGAAAGACTGGGATCAGCACTTCGACGCTATAGCCTTCAGCGGTATGTCCGGCGCACTCATCGCACCTTGCGTGTCTCTCCGCATGAACAAAGAGATGATCATGGTGCGCAAGCCAACAGCGACCGGCGCACGGGACAGCCACTCCGATAATTGGATCGAGGGAGACATCGCGGCCCGCAACTACATCATCGTTGACGACTTCATTGACAGCGGTAGGACGCGGGATTACATTAGGGGGAAGATCAGAGAGTCCAACCCTGACGCAAACTTTCTGGGCGTGCTGCAAGTGAGCCACCTTGACGGCCTGACCCTTGACGATTTCGAGCGGCGGGGAACACCCTACCCGCTTGCGCAGTAACACAGGAGGATTCAAAATGGTAGAGTTCAATTTGGAAAAAGCACTCGCAGGCAGGAAGATGATCACTCGTTCTGGAATCGAAGTAGATCAGATCGCCCTCTTCCCTAACAATGTCTTGTACCCGCTTGTGGTTCATCTGAAGGGTTACGACTCAGTTTATCAAGTCGGCTCTGACGGCAAGGTTCCACCGCACAGCAACTTTCCGTACTCGTTCAAAGAGAGGCGCGAGTATGACTTGTTTCTAGTTCCGCAGAAGCGCACCATGTTCGTGAACATTTACGAGGGTCGCTCTGCGGGTGCATTTGATACACTGGAAGACGCGAACGAGAATGCGGACTACAACGTTCTGAAGCTCATCGCACGCGCTGTACCGATTGTTGTAGAAGAGTAGTAACACACTCGTTCAAGATTCTTGAATTTTGAATGGGAGAAAGCCAACACTGAGGGACTAAATGAATGACACAATCCGAGTTGAACCAGAAGTTCTCCACGTTCTTGAAGGCAGGCTATGGCGCGTTCATGCTTGCAGCAAGCACAGGCTACTTCGGATTTGAGGGGAAGGTCACACCCATCCTCAATCCGTACACCCGCAACCCGTACGCGTCCTTGTGGCAGAGGGGATGGGACAGAGCCAAGTCGGACTACGAACGTGGCCGACCGAGCAACCCCGAGCAGTTCATCGACAATCGGCGTGTGAGCGACTACGCCAAGGAACGCCAGCAGGCCCAGCAGCGGAAGCAGCAGGGGCAGCAGCGATTCAAGCAGCAGAAGCAGAGCAAGCAGAAGGGGAAGGCAGTTCAGCGTCCCCCTCAGCGTCCTCAGCCGAAGCCGCTGACTCCTGCTACACCAGCTAACCTCGAACGGCTGAGCAACAAGCTGACGAAGAAATATCGGACGGTGATCTAATGCCAAAGTCTAAGAGAGAAGTCGAGAAGCCAACGAAGGGCAAACCGGAGACCAAGGGAAAGCTAAAAGGTAAAACCAAAACGGCTACTCCCAAACCGTCTCCCACGCCAACGGCCAAGACCGAAACCAAAGCTCCGCGCAACCCTCTCTTAGACCTGTTGGGCGAGTACGTCCGGTACTACCGGGAAGGATGGCGGGTGGGAACTTTGGTGGAGGTCACCAAGACTCACACCCGCATCCGTCCCATCGGCGGCAAGGGCAGTAAAGAGAAGGACTGCCTGAAGGTAATGTTCGATGACATCAAGAGGATTGACGAATGAGGAGGACAACTATGTTGCTACTATCTGAAGTAGCTTTACTCGCTGCCATGTGGCCTTGGCATAACAAACCCGCACCGGCACCGCTGCCGGAAGCACCCGCCGCAGTTGCCCCTACCCCAGCCACTCCGTTGCCAGACATGCAGCCGTTCTTCGACAACATCATCGCGCACTGCAACGTGGTGTCCGACGATCCAATCACTATCATGTTCCTTGCCGACGACGGCACCTTCCAGATCGGCCCGGATTGCTTCTCAGCTTTTCGAGCGTGGCACGCGCTGACTCCTGCAAGACCTTTGCCGGTAGCTTGACGTACGCCGTACGTTGTGGTATACTGAATACTCGCGCAGGAGCTTGGCCTGCCAAATAGCTTCAATACAGGGCGGCGTCCAGTAACCGCAAACAAAACAAGCACACATTCAGGAGAACAATGGCAATCACGGACTTCATCAATAAGTTCGGCGGGTGGACAGAGAAGTACCTGTTCTACGACGGCGAGATTGAGCTACGTTACGATCCAAAGGATCACGTCTACCTCAGGGTGACGGACGACGGTGAGCTTGAAGAGCAGAAGGGCGTTACCAACGTCTGTCACATCTTGGACAAGAGCGATGCCCTTGTTCCGTGGGGATGCAAGATGATGGCGCAGAAGTTATTGCGCACCATTCCCGTAGCAGAAACCGCGAACGCGTACATCTTTTCTCACGACCAACTTGAGAACTGGGTACTGGATGGCAAGTCGGCGCATCAAGAGAAGTTGGAAGAGGCCGGTGCAATTGGTCACATGGCTCACAACTGGGTCGAGTCATTCATCAAGCTGCTGATCGCCAAGAAGTATGACGAGGCGTTCAACCTAGCTCAGGCACTTCCAGAGAACGAGTCATCTGCTAACGCGTGCGTAGCTGCACTCGACTGGATGGCTAAGCACAACGTTCAATGGATAGAGACTGAGCGCAAGATTTACTCCCGCAAGTATCGCTATGCGGGAACGATGGACGGTCTGGCCCGCGTGTCCTCCTGCGGTGATTCTCACTGTCAGGGATGCCGAGGCAAGAAGCCTTGGGTTGACCGGCTGACCGTCGTTGACTGGAAGACATCGAACTACCTGTATCTTGAGTACCTGTTCCAGACTGCCGCCTACGAGCAAGCGTTCGAGGAAGAGCATGGAGTGGATATTGAGGACAGGTGGGTAATTCGTTTGGGGAAAGATGACGCGGCATTTGATCCGTGGCACCTCGACAAGACGAACTTCCCCTCGGACTTCGGCGGATTCGTCATGTGCCTAGACCTCACTCGGCGCGTGGAGCAGTTGAAGAAGCGTATCGCGGATGTGAAGGCTGGTATCCGGGCAGCGTACCGCGAGGAACGTAGAATCGCTAGGGAGGCCAAGGACGCGTTGCTGGTAAAAGAACGTGCCGAGGCCAAGGCTGAGAAGCAGGCGGCCCGCCTAGTGGCCTTAGCTGGCGATTGTGGGGGTTCCAAGAAGGGCTACAAGGGGTTCAAGAAGCCGAATTGCAAGACCGACGAGGGCGGCCCGTGCCGATACTGCGCTGGCGTCTGGGCTGAGGCTCAAATCAATCCGCCCAAACGTGCCAAGAAAGGCGAAGGCAAACCGGCCAAAGTGCCGGTCGCAAAGGTCACAGAAAAGAGGGTGGACACCAATGCAATCAACAGCTTGGAGGCTATTGCAAACCGGCCAAAGGATCGGCCAAAGCCTGCTTCAGTCAGTCCCACCAATGGATCGGTGGGCACTCCTGATCGCATCACTTCTATGCTTGCTCGTGAAACTCGGTCTAGTGGTGGTCTTCTAGGGAGGTTTCGCTAATGGCAAAGCAATACGTGGTAACTGAGGAAGAGTTCATGTCTCTTGTTGAGAGCCTTGAATTGACTGCCTTACGCAAGCACAACATGCTCCGTGACGACATGACCAAACCGCCGTCGTGGGATGACATTCACCGCAGCTTCCACCACGTTGTGGTTCGCTGGGTTCAGAAGATGGGATTCGCAGCCCACCGAGGCTAGGAGGCAACATGAAAATCCAACACGTAACCGAAGCAACCGGGACGCAGCGTGAATGCGCTGTTTGCACTAAACCTGCCACCAAGTTCGGATTCTCGTCCGACCAACGTGGTCAGAAAAACAAATCGAGCCGCACACCTCTTTGTGAGGCGCACGCGGTCGTGGCTGAGTGATGCAATACGAGTACACCGTTATCCGGCATGAGGGCATGTGCGCCAGTATCCATGTGGACACAATGCTCAACGACATGGCCCGGAAAGGTTGGAGGCTGGTGACCGTTATTCGGGACGCCGGTTCCAACTGGGCACGCCATTATTTTGAGCGTGAGAAATCTCTTGACACGTCACCGTTGAGTGTAGTAAGCTAGTAGAGGAAGTAACTAAGGAGAATAATGAGCAACGAACTTGCAATCGTAGGACAGAACACCGCCATCGCCCCTGTGGGCATGGGATACAGTGGCTCCTCGCGTCTCTTCGACCTGAAGCCCGCAACCCTCAGCATCGTACAGTCGAACTCCACCCTCGACGGGGCCATCAAAGGCAACCTGATCATCGACGGAGACATCGACTTCCAGTTCAAGGAAATGCGCGTCACCTTGCTGGCAGAGCCGACCGAACATCGCCAGTATTACATCGGTGAACCCGGCGAATTGAACCGTTCCCCAGAGAACTTACATTGCTTCTGCAACAACGTCACACGGCAGTACGACCCTGAGACCAACCGCGAGGTTGAGACCAGTGAGCCGGACGCCAAGGCGAAGTACCCGCAGGCACCGTCGTGTTCGACCTGTCCCAAGGGATCGTGGAAGCAATTCCGTGACAAGCAAGACAAGGGCATTCAGACAACCAAGCAGGATATTCCTCCCTGTGAGCTTTCGTACAAGGCTGTCCTCATCGACACCGTGTACAAGATGCCGCTGAACCTATACGTACGCTCGACCCTCAAGGAGGGATTCGAGAAGGCCATGAAGCGTCTCGCACGCAAGCTCGAACTGCGCTCTGCTGTGACCGGCGTTGCACCTAACATCTTCGACGTGAGCTTCAAGCTGACAACGAAGCTGGTGGAGAAAGGCAAGTATAAATTCTATATTTTGGAATTCTCTGATTTTGAGGGTGTTGAGGACGAAGACCGTATCGCGTTCGGTGCTATGTTCCAGAAGTTCGCGGAACAGGTCGAACGCCGCGCTAGTGCTGCCGATGCAGAGCCGATTGCCAACGCAGTCGTTGACGCAGAGCAGAGCATTGACGAAGCTGTGACCGGCGATGCGAACAACACTGTGACCGGCACTGTGGACACGACTGACGTTGTGGACGCAGAGTACGAGGATACAGTAAAGCTCTAACCAACTGAAGAAGCCGGTGGGAACCTTGCCTTCGATGGATGAGGCCCACCGGCATTAGTACAAGGAGAACCGGCATGACGATTGATCAGTACATGGACGTAGACAAGCTAATGAAGTACATCGAGGAAGGAATCGTGGACGAGCGCAAGCACCCCACACTTCCCCTAACGATCCTGTGCTACTCACGCCGGGCCACGTACGAAAACATCTGGGATGACATCACGTGCAAGTGCCGAGGTCTGATCGTGTCCGATGATGGCACAATCGTATCGCGTGCGTTTGAGAAATTCTTCAACCTCGACACACTCGACAAACCCGAGACGCACATCACCAACCTACCGCTAGAGCAACCGCAGGTTTTTGACAAACTGGACGGAAGTCTAGGAATCTTATACGAGTGGAAAGTAGGAGGAGAGACGGTTGTTTCTGGTGTAGCATCGAAAGGTTCATTTACATCTGATCACGCTAACTGGGCAACAACGTGGTATTTGCGTAACTGCCGAAATCCGCAATGGCCTGAAGGATACACACCAGTTTTTGAGATGGTTGTCCAGAGCGTCCAACGCCACGTCGTCTACTACGATATGCCTGATCAACTGATCCTGTTGGCTCTGATCAACAAGGAGACTGGCGAGGAGGCTTCGTACAACGAGGTCTATTACTACGCCAACATAAACGGTCTGAAGGTCACGGAGCTATTTGCTAAGTCAGTCATCGACGCTGCGTCAGAGGATCGCGACAACAAAGAAGGTTACGTGTTGTCATGGCCGCGTGCTGGGCAGACCCCTCTGAAGATCAAGGTCAAGCATGAGACGTTCCTGAAGTTGCAGAAGATCGTTCACGCTGCAACGCCTAAGGCCGTACTCGAAGCTCTGGTTGCCAAGGACTTCAGCACCATCGAGACGTGGAAGGCAAGCGCGGCACCTGAGCTTGCTGAGTTCGTGGAGAGATGGTCGAACGCTCTGTGTGAGAGCTACGGTCGCATCCTCGTAAAGGCTAAGGGCATCTTCGACCGAGGGCTTGAGGCGCATCGCGGTAGCCGTAAGGATATTGCGGCATACTTCTTACAGCCTGACAACAAGCTGTACTCGAAGATTTGTTTCACCATGCTGGACAACGGAGACACTAGCAAACCTGCATGGGCAATTGTGAAGGACGAGTTCAAAGGTGAACTGAGTCGCCCAGTCATGGGTGATCCTTACGATGATGAAGTCGTACAACCTAAGGAGGCCGCTTGCCAGTCCTAACTGAGCCTAAGACGATTTGCGTTGACTTTGACCAGACCATTTGCGATTCCAAGTACCCTGAGTGCGGAAAGCCCAAACCGGGAGCACGCAAGGCTTTACTGGCTTTGAAGAAGATGGGTTTTACCATCATCATATCCAGTTGCCGTTCGTGCGGCTGGAACTGGGACATTTATTACGCCGGTTCTGAATTCATTCCGGCTAAAGATCGTAAGGTGTTCAAGGATATGGTCGCGTGGTTGAAGAAGCACAAGATGCCCTACGACGTAGTTGATGACGGTACAAAAGGTAAGGTCAGTGCGTCTTATTACGTGGATGATAAGGGTGTTAGGTACGCTAACAACTGGCCGGAAGTTTTGTCAACGGTCGAAAGGCTGGAGAAAGGGAAGTAATGAAAAGCAACATGCTGTACGCTGATTTTGTGAAGCACATCAAAGCATTAGCAAAGAGGTTGAAATGAAAAGTATTACTCCACAGGTTATCGTAGGCGAGGTAGTGGCAGGTGAAGCGCACAAAGCAAAGAAACAACTGGAGAGTCTGATCAAGTTCCAAGAGACTTCTAATTTTGACATCGCCACCCTCTGCTATAACATAAAGCGCAAAGGCCTATTTCACCCGTTCACAACTTTTCAGGATTACTACAAGACCCTGACCAAGATCAAACCACGCAAGATTCAGTATCTCACGCGTATGGCAGAGGTGATGGACAAAGTTGGTATAACCCGAGAGGTATACGAACCCTTAGGCATTGCGCGTCTTAGAGAGATTACCTCTCTTGATCCAGACGCAGAGTGGACAAACCCTAACACTTCTGTGAAAACTCCCCTTCGTGAGTTCATCACTGGGTTCGTAGAGGCCGGTGAGTCTATCACAACGGATCAACTAAAAAACAATGTCAAGACCTTGAAAGGTCTGACCGGCGAGAATGACATCGTGTGGTGGAACGTACCGTTTACGCGTTCTGCGTTCGAGAACACTATCACGCCTGCGCTGGAGTTGACCAAGGCCAACATCGGTTCGGTAGGCAAGGATGACGAAGGCGTATCGAAGGATGCCAGTGACGCTACCTGCGTGGAAGCATGGGCTGCCGATGTACTGGCCGACCCAAGCAATAACGCCGGGCAGTACGCCACGGCTGAGGAGGAAGACAATGACGAACCCGTTGATACCGATGAGTGATCTATCGTTCTCTGAGATGGCCCGCTGTAGCGCCTACGGGCTGCTGGTGCTCCTTGTGCTGATCGGTCTAGGGTATATGTATCCTCTTGCGCAGTTGGGCCTTCTAGGGGCTGCTGTGGCTGGTATCGCCGGGGGCTTCTTGTTTGGCCTAGACTATCAACGTTCGGACAGGCGCGAGGATGACGACGAACTGGAATACCTGCACGCGGCCTATGTCGAAGAGGTTCCATATCTATCGACGGAACCGCATGAGATTGCCGACCCCGTAACCCGTAAGCAAGTCGTTGCGATGTGGAACGTGTTGCGCGAGAAATACCTGAAGGAGAGAGCATGAACGCATGGATCGGTGTTGATTTTGACGGCACCCTTGCGCACTATCACAACTTCAAAGGAGCCGGTGTGCTAGGCGCACCCATCCCTCTGATGGTTGACCGCGTGCGCAGATGGTTAGCCGAGGGCAAGGACGTGCGTATCTTTACGGCACGTGTGTGGCAACTGGATATTACCAGTGGGGTATCTGAGCACGAGTACAACTCTCGTTGCGCAGAAGCTCGTGCAGCCCGCATCGCAATCAAGCAATGGTGCTATGACCAATTCGGCAAGGAGCTTCCTATCACCTGTGAGAAGGACTATGGGATGGTAGAGCTATGGGACGACCGCGCCAAGCAGGTCTACAAGAACATCGGCGTGTCAGTCGAGGAAGAAGTTGCCCGGCTGCACAAAGAGAAGGATGAACTGCTGGATAAGTTCGCTGCGTACGTTGGGCCTGTCTCCTGTCCTTGCGGACTGGTCATGGAGTTCCAACCACGGCCTACGGTGGCTGACCCGGCGCACATGGTTCTGTTCCTGTGCAAGTGCGGCATCGGGCTGAGTGACTTCCCACCGAAGGGTATTCAAGTTGGGATCACACGCGAAGCTGATACAAGACTAGAGGCCATGCGTGCCACCGCTACCACCTGAGGTATCGCGTGCCTGCTACAAACGAGACGGGTGGAAGTGCCGACACTGTAAAGACAGGAACGGTCTCCACCCGCATCACGTTATAGAGCAGTGCAAAGGCGCGAAGAGCAAGGATGAACTAAACAACCTGCTTACATTGTGCGCCCAGTGTCACCGAGCTTTTCACGATGGGTTCCTTGCCCTCGAAGTCATAGCCGTTGGAAGATTCGACCTGCTGGTTCGATTCACGCGCAGGAAAGGCTGGATGCCTAAGTAATGCCACTACGCTATTATCAAAACGATCAGCACAAAGCCATCGTCTTCAACTACGACAAGGCCGTGCGGCAACAACTCATATCGGCTGCCACAGGCACCGGCAAGACTTATACCTTCTCTCGCATACCCGAGGTGATGGGGACGCGTCTACCGGGCCGCACGCTCGTTCTAGCGCACCGTGAGGAGTTGCTTGACCAAGCTCTTGACGACCTACATGAGGCGAACCCAGAAGCTCACGTAACCAAGGAGCAGGGAGCCAACATCGGGGACGTGAACGCAGACATCATCGTTGGCTCAGTCGCTACGCTGGGCCGTAAGGACAGTCAACGCGCTGCCCGCTTCCCGTGGGAATCAATCGACAAGATCATCACAGATGAGGCTCACCATGCCACATCCGTTTCCTACACAAACACGTACGAGTTCGCTGACGTTCTCCGACCCGACACTCATAAACTCCATGTTGGATTTACCGCTACACCTACCCGTGCAGACGGCGCGGCACTCGCTAAGGTCTTCCGCAAGATCGTTCACGAGTATGGCCTACGAAAGGCGATTGAGGATGGCTTCCTTGTCGAACCCATCGGGATTAGGGTACGGACTAATACGTCACTCGCTGGAGTTACTTCAAGCGGTGGCGACTTTTCGCAGAAGTCTTTGGCCGAAGCGGTCAACACGCCTACGCGCAATCAGATCGTCGTCAAGGCATGGCTCGACAACGCTCAAGGCAGACCCACCATCGGCTTCACTGCCGACATCCAACACGCCGTTGACCTCGCCGCCATGTTCGTACACTACGGAGTAAAATCCGAAGCGGTTTGGGGAACTGACCCAGAACGAGCAGACAAGATTGCCCGTTCCAAGTCCGGTGCGACGACGGTGCTCCTCAACTGCGGAGTCCTCACCGAGGGATACGACGATCCTCAAATAAGCTGCATCCTGTTGGCGCGTCCCACTAAGTCTGGTGTGCTCTATTGCCAGATGGTCGGACGCGGTACGCGACTCTTCCTTGGTAAGACCAACTGCATCGTCATCGACGTTGTGGACGCAAGCAAGAAGAACACGCTGCTCACCCTGCCGACACTCATGGGTCTGGGCGCAGAGATTGACCTGAAGGGCAAGGGATTGCTCTGGGCTGTGAAGCAACTTGAGGAGGCGGTCAAGAACAACCCGCACATCGACTTCACTGCGCTCGAAGACATCTGCACGCTAGAGACGTACATCGAGAAGGTGAGCCTGATGAAGGTTTGCTTCGCTCCTGAGGTTGAGGCGAACTCTGAGTTATGCTGGATGCGTTCACCAACTGGCGGCTTCGTGCTCTTGCTTCCTGAGAAGGACAAGGACGGCAGGCCGACCGGTGCAAAGATCACTATTGAACAGAATTTGCTTGACAAGTGGATCGTATCTGGTAAAGTGAATGGAGTGAAGTACAGAGGCGAACGCGATACAGTGGGCCAGATATTCCAAGTGGCTGATGACTTGATCGCGGACAAGGCTTCTGATGCGTTGAAGGTTCTGCAACGGAAGGCTTGGTGGCATGACGCACCCGCCACTGACAAACAGATTCAAGCCCTGAAGCGTTTAGCTCCGGGCAAGGCAATACCGAAAGACCTTGACAAGGGAACGGCGAGTCAGCTAATCTCTGCGTACAAGGCTAACCGCTAAGGAGGACACATGGCATTGAAAGTTACGAACATAAGCCCACAAAAACCAAGGTACACCAAGCTACGCGCTAACGACCTTCAGGTCGGCACAGTAGCCCGTCCTTCCATCAACGCTTCAGAGATATGGGTGGTGGTAAAGAAGTTCTTGAGCTCGGATCACCAGTGGGTAAACGTATCGTCCGGGTACTTAGGCTACATCAACGGATACATCACCGGGGAGATTATTGACACAGGAACGGTCATAAAGTTCATCGTTGAGGGTAAGAAGTAATGGCCGCCGACATCTACGAACTGAACGACTATCAGTACCATAGCATGTATCGTTTGGCGAACGTCGAACACCAACTCCTCATGAGTATCGACGTGAAGGAGGAGGATGACGAGCCGACCAAAGGACGCTTGACTGCCAACCGCGAGAAGTGCTATGATCTGGTCGGACTCGGACTTGTCGAGGATAAGACCGGAGACTTCGCCGAGCAGATCACGGCCAGCGCTATGAAGATCGGAAGAGGGTACCGCGTGTTCCTTCCTACGCCGATGGGCCAACAGATGTTTGCAGAGACAATGCTCAACCGGCCTAATTAGGAGGCACTATGAAAGCAACTTTGATACCAGCACCTTCTGTGTACCCACAAACAACCGCACAAGAGCTACTCATTGGTCAGTGTGTTCGTTACTCTGCCGGAAACTTTGTGGTCAGGCTGAACACATGCTCATGGCTGTCGGGTAACACTGACGGAAAGCTAACGGTGACCGAAGATGAAGACGAGCTTGGTCATGGCACAGGCGACCTGATGCCTAAAGGAACTGAACTGTACATCAAACTCTAAGGAGACAAACATGACATCAACCATCGAAGAAGTTGTCGAGAAGAAAGCCAACCACCGCGCACCCATCGTGCTCATCACTGCGGATATGCTGCGTGCTCACCCCGACCCCGAGACCACTAGCCTCGAACTGATCGACGTTGAGAACTATCAGGTCGTCGTGCGCAAAGGTCAGTTCAAGCCGGGAGACTTGGCCGTCTATATTCAACCTGATTCAATCGTCCCGCAGGCGCAGCCATTCGCTTTTCTCTGGGAGGGTCACATCGGTCTGGATGGCACCGTTCCTATGAAGTACCGGCGCGTGACTGTCCGCAAGTTCCGCAAAGAATGGTCGGAGGGCTTGCTGCTTCCCATTCGTGAGTTCGCCATCGACATCACCAGTAACGACACAGAACAGATCGACGCCGGGCTTGCTGACGGTAAAGGTGACTTCGTGACGGTAACCGCAGGCGACGACATCTCTGAATTGCTTGGGGTAATTCATTACGATCCCGACGTTCACGCGTCCAATGCTCCTACTGCTGGCGGTGTGTCCGTCAAAGGGCCGAAGCGCAAGGGCCGGTATCCGCGCTCGATCCTCGGATGGATCAAGTTCATCTGGCGCGCTCTCACTGGGTCTGGCAAGTTGAAGGTCGAGGACGTTCCGTTCCATGTGCCGACGTACGATGTCGATGCGCTGAAGAACTACAATAACGCGTTCGACAATCTGCAAGGCGTTGGCCGGGCTGTGCTGACTGAGCCTGTCACGGTCGTAGTGACCGAGA